GTTAGATACATTAGTGTTATTGTTTGTTTCAGTCCTTAATTAGCAACACTTTCAACATATCAAAGAACGTATAACTTAAACACTTGCTTTTTAGGCTCTAAACTACTTACTACAATACAAAAGTAGCATTTTCGTTTCGTGCAAGTTGTAAGTGTTTAGGTATCACTTACAAACCTTACTTTGTGGTATCAAAACAACTTGTTTTTGTTGTTTGACGTTGCAAAGGTATGGCAAATATTTGAAATACGCAAATATTTTAGCAACTTTTTTCGAGAAAATAATGTTAAAAAATGTAACTCATTGATTTTCAGTTAGTTGCAAGCGAAAATTTTTGTAGGTAGGCACGAAAACAAAGATAAATATATATAAAGTATTGATTTTCAGTTATTTATATAGATATTTGCACAAATATAGTAAGTTTGTGCAAGTTGTTAGGTAGGTAGGTAGTTAGGACAAAGAAACATTCATATATATAAATGTACCTAATTACATACAAAGGAACGGAAACAAAGCACATAAAAGAAAGTGTTAACAAATGTTAATTTGATAGTGGGCAAAGGTAGTGTTTCAGTGTTTCAAGTATGCAAGTTTGTAGAATGTTTCACTTTTATAATAAGTGAAACAAATAAAAGTATTGATTTTCAGTTAGTTAGTATTGATTTTCAAGTGTTTAGGTAGGTATTTTATATAAATGTACCTTTGTCAAACACGAAAAACGGCAAAAAATAAGGGAGAGCACCCGACCACAGGGACGGATTCCTTATATATATTTCGGCCAAAATTTTCAATCTCGTTTTCCTGGAAGCATGAGAAGACAAACTGAGGGTGCCACCCTCCCAGCTCAACATTCAATACAATACCTCCCTTCTCTACCCCCTTCTCTCCTCACACCTATTGTATTAACCGCCTCACATTCAGCCTCACATCTCTCCACAATACTTTCTCACGTCCATGTCTCACAACCTTCTCACAATCATAGCCTGTAGCCTTTCTCACGCAAATCCGCATAACTACCTAAACTATAATTGACTACTGGGTGTGGTGCATATTGTATCTAAATTTTGGAAATATCAAAGAATCGCTATAATAATGAATCTGAAATTTTTCCCGACCCTAAAATTTGAGTCTGATTTTCTATGATTTGTGAAAATTTTCTGCTGAAGATTGATATAATTGAAATAAAGTGTGTAACTTTGCACCCACAATTGATTAAATTACATCTGATATGAAAACAAAAAGGCAAATTGAGCATTTCTTAGCTCGTAAAAAATACAAGTCTGAGATGGACTTTGAAGGCATATCCCTTTATTGCAAGACTAAATTCAACATCAGGCTTCATCGTCCGTCCAATTATTACCCAGAACCCACTGACGATATACAACCCTTAGATTATGCTACCTTTGCTGATTGGTTAGAGCATGGATATGGTGCTGGAGATGTAGTTGAATGGGATGAGAATATCGGATTGGTACAAGACGGAGGTATCAAAGAAGTCAGAATATGCCTTAAAATCGACAGAAGCAGCCTTATTTTCGATTCTTTTGTTCTGGATGGGCAACTTATCCACCCAGCCCAAGAAAACGCCGTAGAGCGGATTTATGAGGCTTTAGATGCAAATGGAAAAGAATTTGGCAACCCATTCTTCTGCATAACCGACAAATATATCCCAAATCCAAATACTATCGTTACCTTTCAGAACCACAAAACTGGGGAAAGCGGTGTAGGCGTGGTAAGACTGATTACACAATCTGGAGATATAACTATGTATTGCTGGTATGTGAAAAGCGAACCAGTAAGATACAGCATGAATGAAAAACTGGGAAATATCATAGACTACTCCTTCCAGTCAGTCCAACCAGCAGACTATCCAAGAAAGGCTTTGGATGTAGCGTTAGCAAAAGTTGGAAAGACATGGAATCATTTCCTGAGAAGGATTGAACCGTTGAAGATGAAAGTAGAAGAAGGCTCCCAGTATTACTACATCAACGACAAGCGAGCTGTTGTATGCGATACTGAAAAGGGCACGCCTACCAGTCATAAGCGATACATAGCTGGGAATTACTTTAGAAGGCAGGAAGATGCTTTAAGAATACTGGAAGCCGAGAATGAGATAAGACGAAACTTTTTAGCTGAGCCTGAGAAAGACTGAAATACAATTGCCGAATAGATATTGAGAAAACTGGAAGAAGCATCAAGCCTCCTCCAGTTTTTTTTGCAACAAAGCCTCAACCTTGCTTGTTTCCCCATGTTCGGAGTTGTACTGGAAGAATTTGTCTGGAAGTAACTGTTGTGGACTGATTTTAACCTTGTGCTTTTGAGGAAGGTCTTTGAACAATGCCTGGATGTCTGCAACAGGAACATTTGAATCCTCTGAGAATTTCTTTAGAAGTTCTCCATAAGCCATCTTAGAAAGTTCCACTGAGAAAGTTCCTGTAGCATGATCATGGGCATAGTCAATCAACAAGAGAGCAACAAACTCTGAGGAAGTCAGCAACTGGTCATCTTCTTCAGCAATCTCGTTGATGCAGTCTATGAATAATCTTCTGGAAGTACGGTCTGCATACTTGAAGTTTCTTGAAGGCTTTTCCTGAATAGGCTGGGAAGAGAGTGCAGATATATCTTGAAGTTTACTTGGGTCGATATAAAGGCAGTTCTCTCCTTCATGCTCCATAACAAGGAATCCAAAAATATTCTTTAGGTCCTCTTCAGAGAGAGAATAATCTGGGTGGTCCTGTTTCAACTCTTCCCAAGAGTGGAAAAGAATATTCTGGAAGGTTCCCAAATCTATGAAGTTATTATCTGGAAGTTCCTCATCATATCCAAGCTGTCCCCAAACAGTCTTGATGCTTTTTATCACATCGTCATCTGACTCGTCTATATCCTGCTCCAAGAAAGACTCGTAGAAAGTTTTATCAAAGACTGGAAGAGAAAGATTACGAGAAGAAAAATAATCCAAGAGATTTTTTTCTTTATCCCCCTTATATTGGGAGCTTCGCTCCCTCAATTTCTTTTTATTATTTTCTTTATTATATATTTCTGTGGTCAAAATTTGACCGAATGTTGCTTCGGTTGGGTCAAAATTTGACCGAACATTGGTTTTTTCAGTCAAATTTTGACCGAATGTGGTATTGCTATCATCAGATGTTGGGTCAGATTTTGACTGAAACATCATTGGTTCGTCACACAACTCCATGTTCGGTCTAAAATTGACCGAACCAGTATTTTTTCGGTCAAAATTTGACCGAATGTTGATTATTGGGTCAGATTTTGACTCAACCGCAGATGTTTCGGTCAAATTTTGACCGAACATTGATGTTGCAGGGTATTGGATAACGATATTGTTGATGATATTTTGGTCTATAGCAGACATTCGGTCAAATTTTGACCCAATATTCACTGGTTCGGTCAAATTTTGACCGAATGTGGTATTGTTTGGGTCAAAATTTGACCGAACACACAATTTATGCAGTTCTTGTCTGCCTTTTCTGTTGACTTTACAAAGTATATTGCACGCAAACAGAATTTCTTCCCAGTTGACAGCATAAAATGTGTTTTTTCTGTTTTCGGTACGATTCTTGATGAACCCCAAACCAATCAATTCTTCCAATGCCATAACCACGGTATTCTTGCTACGTTCCAGTGCAGCTGCCAAACACGATGTAGAAAGTTTTGCCCACATTTCACCATCGTGTTCTTCGCAATCAGACACGAACTGGCACTGGTATATTTTGAGGAATACGGCACAAGCCTTGTCGGAAATAAATCCGAGCAAGGCGTTGGGCATAACAGCAAACCCTCCAGCAATATCCGAGAGGACCGTTTTGTTAGATGATGTCTCGTTCATGTTCCATACTGTTTGGTTCGTCTTTCAAATAGAAATAGGTGTATTTTCTGTTCCTCATTTGTTTGGTGAGGTGATACCCTATTTGTTTGGCGAAGCGTCCTACACGTTGGTTGTTGGCATCGAAATATGGAAATTTGGAAGCATAATACGCTTTCATCTCCTCTACGCTTACTTTTCGCTTATTCAATATTTCCATTGTCTTCAGTATTTGTTTGTTCATTATATCCAGGCTGGTAATCGGAACGAGCATCATATCCGCACCAAGTACAGATACCAGTTCGTACATTCATTATATAATTCTCCTTGTCGCACTTAGGGCATCGGAACATATACAATGTTCCATCAATTATTTCCAGACCTTTCGGCAGACTAAATTCTTTCTCCATAATTTGAGTTTAGCATTTTCTGAGTACAGATATTAGGGTAGCCGTTCTTTTCCAGTTGTTTGCACTGGTCACGGAGCGGACATTTATCACATGGAAGCATTGCTTGGGTAACGATGATGGCGATAAACCACATGATCAGCCCTATTATCACCGCTATAATAATTGCTGCTATCATTTTCGGAAATCATTAGTCATAAGTACAAAATCATATTTCAAAGGGTCGGCAGCATCCCATGAACGATACACATGAGTCAATTCAAGCACCGCCTTCCAGCTTTCCTTGGGATAAGATATGAGACCCATTTTCTGAGCCTGTTGTGCCACATGGATGTCCATTATGGCATACAGTTCTGAGGGTTGGATGTTGTTGTTTGCCCACAGGCCAAAATCAATATCGTCCTTGCGTACCATCCATCGTAGCAACATATTGATACGCTTGCAAGCTGAATTTCTGGAAATGCTGCCCAGACGAGCAGGTTGTAAACTTTCCGACAGGTCCGTAATAAGCCCAGCGACCGATGAAGAGTTCGTTTTCAGATAGTCGGCTACGGAAGGTACCTTATTATATGTAGCACGCAAGTTATGGTTAACCGCCTTGAACTGCTTTCCTTTGATGGTTCGGTGAATGTTCATATCATCCGAAAGATCGTAGAAATCTCCCAAGCGTACAAAATCCGCAGGTTGCCAGTGACAAACTTCCATTAGTTGTTTGGTGTTACTGATAATCTGGTCACGCCGTCCCCATGCCAGCATTGCCGTCCATATTGCACATATCTCGATGTCAGCTATAGTCGCATTGGGGCGTGCAGCCATCTCATGTACAATTTGGATTGGGTCGTTAGCAATAAATTCTTTGGCATTAAGATTAGCAAATGCCTCATTCATTTGTTCTTTCATTGTCTTCATATTCCTTTGTTAAATTTGCATGAATTTTAATAAGTTCTTTGATATGTTTAATCATTTGTTGTGCTTGCTGAGCAGCTTCATACTCATCTTTTGCCGCCCATTGGCATTGCCAGTTATATATTTCCTGACGAATTTTCCAAAGGTTGCTTGTTTCAGCGTCACTCAGGAATTTAATCATTTGAAGCTGGACATACATTGTATCAGCAATGATGTCTATATATTCAGTTTGTTGTTTGAAGAATCGGTATAGCAGTGCTGTTGCTATAATGCAACATACCGCACATATTGAAGTGACAATAGATACAATCATACTTGAAGTTCATTGAGGTGGATAAAAGATGGGCATTGCTCATCTCCTACACGATGAGACGCTGGAACGACATTAAATGCGCCGTCCTTTTCAAGTTGTAAGTCATACCTCAGACAATGGTATCTATCCCAACACCCTTTGGCGTGGCATTTGAAATTATCTTTGGAAAGTTTCTGGTATGTCATTAAAGAAAGGAAGTTCGCCGTGTCTGGAAAGTAGGCAATAAACCTTTCGGGTACTTTCCCTAAAACCCACAGATTATTGATACGCCAGACGGAGCGGTCGTACTTGCGTATATAAAATTCCTTTCCGAAATTTCCTTTGATGACGTGCAGCGGTCGGTGGACAAAAGGATTGGCTATATACGCCACGCCGCCTATAACCTCCATGTTCAATGGAGGATGTTGGATAATCTCCTGCCAGTATGCACAATTATGACAGATATGATTCTTTTTCATGGACTGGAAAAGCTGGCATTGCTCATCATATCCATTCATGTCATCTGTGGCACCACAGATATTGCAAGAAAATAGAATAGGTTGCTTGTAGAATAGCACCCCCTCAGTATCTTCACACATGAGTTCAGAATAAAAAGCCCGATTGGGCGGTTAATAAAGAAGATGAGGGCACAATAAGTGCTAATCAAATGGAGGCACATTTGTATTAGGTTGTGCGAACCTATGAAGTTAGATTTTGATAGATGAGAATACCGATTGGATTTCATCGTCTCTTAAACCGATATACACTTTTGTCACATCAATAGTTGAGTGGCGCAGGATGCTGTTGAGCAGCACCAGTGCTTCGGGCTTGTTCTGGCTCTTGTCATACACATAGCGTCCGAAAGTTTTTCTGAAGGTATGAGTTGAGAAGTTGCCTACTTTGATGTCATACTTTTCTTTCCACGCCTTCATTATGCGATTGATGTATTGCAAGGTGAACGGCTTTCCAGTGTGACGATTGAAGAAAATCAGTTCGGCTGGGTTGGGACGTTTCATTAACATATACAGTTCATCAAACCTGTCCTGAGTGTTAAGATTGAAAGAAATCTTACGAGTCTTCCCAGTTTTCTGTTCACGCTTGGTCAAGGATGTACGATTGATGATGTCTGACCAAGTTAACGAAAGTACATCTGAGGCTCTTAATGCCGTGCAGAAAGAGACACGAACATAAAGCTCCCAGATGTACTTTTTGTCTTTGTGTAATTTGTCCAGCAACTTTTTCAGCTCCTCGTATGGGAGGTAGTCGCTTTTTGTAAGTTGATTTTTCTGTGCCATAAATTATCAAATTGAAGTATTGTGCTGCAAAGGTACATGGTTTTCTTCAATTATCCAAATTTATACACGATTATTATCAATTTACGGCAAATATTTTTGTTTTTACGCTGTAAATTAGGATAAAAAGAGGTTGTGAAACTCTTCAATATCCAAAATTGGTATATCCAAAGATTGCGCTTTTGATATTTTAGATGAGATAGCAGATTTGTCTTTTACTACCAGATGCGTAGTTTTCTTTGATACCCCACTTACCATTTTGCCGCCAGTATTGATGATAGCATTTTCAAAATTACTGTCACGGAAGCCAGAAATACATACCGACAACCCATTGCATTTACCATCCATGACTTTTTGTTGCGTAGGCATGATGACAGGAATGTGTGTGTTATGCAAGAAGCGCATGAAAGGTAGGTAGCCCAACAAAAGGTTTTGGCTGGTTACTGACAGTTCTTTGAATTTTTCGCTATTTATGTCAGGTTCCTTATAAATGAAATCTCCAGAGCAAAAGGCTTGTCGCTCAGTTTCCGACATATCTTCCAGTAATTTCCGAGCTTTGATGGTGCCGATACCTTTGAAACAATCGCTTGCTTGCATGAGCGTAGGCAGGTCCACACCGCCCATGATTTTTTGGTTGTTCTGAAGCACAATATTAGAAGTAGCTTCTGCAAACCCTTCAATATTCATTAAGTCTTGGAATGATATGTTGAGAATTGCAGATATTGTTTTGAAACCTGCTTCAAAAATCTTTGCCAACGTCTCTTCGCCCATATTTTCAGCCCCCAATGTAGTATAGAAAAATACTATTTTGGCTAATTGGATGCCTGGGCAGTTTGTATTGGTGCAGCACAATTCCACTTGTGACTCATTCCATTTGGTTGGTGCGCCACAGTGCGGACATATACACATTTCTTCCCACAACTTATCGTCTTCCTCTTTGGTCGGCGGCTGTAGCGTTTCAAGAATTTTAGGTATCACACCGCCAGATCTGGTAACAAGTATGCGTGCGCCCTTAGCAATTTGGTGGTCATAAATCCATTTTGCGTTATAACCAGTCGGATTCTCCATATTGCAATCCCCAGTGTCCACCGTTTCGATGTTGACTACAGGTTTGAGGGCACCAGCCTTGCTGACTTTCCATGAGATACCCTTGACAGTCGTTTCAAATGAATCGGTAAAGTCTGGGTGTTTGTATGCGATAGCATAAAGGGGATTACCAGTTGTTTGGTTGCGCCCGATGGTAGCCCAGATATTCAGGTCATTTACATATATGACAATGCCATCAATCGGATATTTCATACTCCATTCTTTGAACAAACCAATCAAAAACTCATCCGACAAATCTTCCACCAGTACACTTTTGAAAAGTTTGGGCTGTTGATATTGCGTGCAAATATCATCTATCAGCCGTTCAAAGGTAGCGTAGTCTTCCATAGATTTCTCGTCTGTGCCATATCTGAAGAACGACACGTATTTAAGATAATCACAAGGATTGTCACGGTTGAGCAAACCAGCGGCGGTGTTGCGAGGAGATTTGAAATTTTCTTCGGTGTTCATGGCCGTATCAGTCTTGAATTGCCTCCAGTTTTGTCGAGAGAAAACAAATTCGCCAAAAGTGAAGTGCAGGTCGGTAGAAGGCGAAGGAATATTGGCAGCATTGTAGTGCGCTGTACAATTCTGCCCTTCATTTTCGACACCCCCACGAGAATATGTCATGCCAGTACGTTCATCGTGAAGTAACGACAACCCATCGAATTTTGGCATACATATTAAAGTCGTTCTGTTGGTTAGCCCAAGTGACTGACACCAGTTTTTCAATTCAGATAGATTCTTCACTTTATTCAACGATTTCATAGGAATAGGCAATGACACTTTTCTGGAAGATGTCACAGGAGCAGGTTCGGGAGCGTTAAACCAACTGTTGTTGGGGTCAGTGCGTTTCAGTTCTTCCACCAGTGCGTCATATTCAGTATCGGAGATAAGCGGTTCGCCCTTTCGATATGCGGCATTATAAAATTCGATTTTTTCTCTTAGAGTTTTCATATTTCTCGTATTTATATATAAGTATTAAAGGGCGTGTCTATGTGAACACGCCCGATTCAATTATTTTACGCCAGTATGTCCGTAGCCGTCAGAGCCACGTTCAGTGTCTTCCAGCTGGTCCATAGATTCTATTGATTCCCATTCGGCAGTTTCATGTTTGGCTATCACCATTTGAGCGATGCGCTCCCCCTGCTTGATGACGAATGGCTCTGTGCCATGATTGATGAGGATTACTCCCACATCACCTCTGTAGTCAGCATCAATTGTGCCAGGCGAGTTCAGGCAGGTAATACCATGTTTGATGGCGAGACCGCTTCGTGGGCGTATTTGCGCCTCATATCCGACAGGCAGCTGGATATGCAAGCCAGTAGGTACCAAAGTACGTTGTCCTGGGTTCAATACGATGTCTTGTTGAATGTTTGCTCTGAGGTCCAAACCAGCCGATTGAGGGGTGGCATACTGAGGAAGCTCATTTTTTGAGTTGTTGAATACCTTAATTTTCATTGTCTTTTTTGCTTTTATATTTCCAATTTTTTCTGTTCATTTTAGATGTGGCATATACAGCACGTTCCACGCCACATAGTTTGTCATACTCTTCCAGTTGTAAGGTTCCGATGTCAGTCAATCCCATTTCAATTTCATCGTCTATATATCTGAAGTAATATGTACCCAAGGACATAAGTTGTCCGTTACATACCTTAGATATGTTGCCTGGGTGAAGAGTCATCATTTTTGCTGCTTCATTCACAGACGATACGATAGAAATCAGAATTTTCTTTTTATTGAAAACCAGAACAGGTCGAGCCTCATGCCATATTCGTTTCATCTTTCCAGAGTTGTTTGAGCAATTCTGGAGATAAACGGTTTTTAACCAAGGCAATGAGATGCGTGTCTGATATGACAAATCCAGTGGTGAACAGTTCGTCCATCACATCGTTGCAGTAAATACAGAATTGCGGATCTACATAAGATAAGAACAGATAGCATAAGCATCCGTCAATCAATTGGTGCCCCTCGTTGTTGATACAAGTCAGTGTTTCCATAGCTTTTTGTTCGATTTTTGCTATGGATTGTATCGGGTAGTTGAATTGTTTGAAGAAATCCTCTACGTTAAATTTACGGTCAGGGTCTTTTGTTTCGAGATAAAATGTAGCATCAAAAAATCTGCTACCATCAGAATGTTCTCCAAAATGGAGTTCAGGAAATACTGGGAGTAGGATTTCTTCACATTTGATATTTTGTACTTTCCCAGTTCCTTGCGGTTTTTGCATTAAGCTACGTTGGCTTTATGAACTTCCTGTGTAACCATGACAGACTGAGCCTTGTCGTATTTGACATTGCGGATTGTATAGCTATCCGCAGTAGAGTACACATCGTCAATGTAGGCAGTTGCATTTGCGATTGCTTGTCGAGGCGATTCAGCAGGCAGATAGATTGTTTCCTTTTGCGGTTTAAGTTTGCCAGTCTTCTCATCCATGAAGTTGATGATGGCAGCAACAGCATACAGTCCTACCTCTGTGTCTTCAGGTTCTTCAAAGTAGTAAGTGAACAATCCACAAATCAGTACCTCGTCAGTTTGGAAAGTCTCATTGTAAAGCACGCTGGAGATTTTCGTCTTGACGATTTCATACGACACCTCTCCGAACTGGTCTTTGCCCTCCATTAACTTATAGGCAATTTTCTCTGCTTCGGTGTAGCAAGTAGCCATCACCAAATCCTCAGTTTTCACTGGTACGATGGCACCGTTATCGGCTTCAGCCTTAAATGCCATTTTGATGCGGTAAAAATCAAAACCTTTACTCATAGATATAAAAATTTAATGTGTGAATTAAAATCGCTGCAAAGGTAATATAAATATCTAAATTGACAAAGAAAAAGTATCAATTTAACATTTATAAATTAGTTATTTCTCTGAAAACCAATGTTATTTAGTGTCTATTTTTGAAATTGAAAAATATAGTATATGGGGTAAAATATAGTGTATCTATTTGTCAATCAATAATTTTGATATGCAACCAACAGCAGAGCCATGAGCTATTCTTCCAAAAAAAGTATTTACTATGAATATATCCAGTTCAGAAGCGACTTTTTTGCATACTCCGTTAGAGAGCATCTTTCGGACCAGCAAGAAGACTATACAAGAGTACACACGAGAGATTGAGCGTTACTGTAGATATAAGTCCGTTCAGTCAGAGGTGACACGTGGCGTTGTCTTGGATGACCGAGCACAGCTCATGGACCTTTATGAGTCATGTGTTCAGCAGGATGCACATCTTAGTGCAGTATTAGAGACCGTAGAATCTCAGATTATCGGAGAGCGTTATATGCTTGCAAAGCAGAACGAGCGAGGCAAGTATATAAAAGATGTAGAGGAAACCAAAAAAATCCAAGGTTCTCAGTTTAATAAAATCATCCGAGGCATCGTAGAGTCCAAGTGGTATGGCTATACTCTTTTGGAAATCATGCCCGATGTCAACCCTTTGACAGGTAAGTTGAATGAGGTGAATATCATTGAGCGGCGCAATGTACTCCCCAATCAGAAGCGAGTTATCCAGCGTCAAGGGCAATGGGAGCCAGGTTGGGACATTGAATTGCCCAAGTATGCTAAGAATTATATCCTCATCAATTCTGGCAATTTGGGATTGTTCTCAGCTACCACCCCATTGATATTGGCAAAGAAGTTCACGTTGGCCAATTATGTCAATTTCAGTCATACATACGGTCAGCCTATCATTCATGGCAAGGCAGAATCCGAAAATATCAATGACCGCAGACGATTGGCACAAGATATAGCTAACGCCGCTCAAAACAAGGTTATCGTTACAGGACTGAATGATGCGGTCGATATTAAGACTTTCACCATGTCCAATTCAGAACACATCTATAGCAGCCTCATCGAGTTTGTAAATAAAGAAGTGTCCAACCTCATTGTTGGTAGCGAGTCTATGGCAGGTGAAACCCAGTCATACGTTGGTTCTACCAATGCTCATCAAGACATTTTCCGTGAGCGCATTGAGGTATATCGTGAATATATCGAGAATGTGATGAATGAGGAAATTCTTCCTCGATTAGTTGCAATGGGCTTCATCAAGGCAGGGTTGGAGTTCAAATATGCCAATCGAGTCGAGATGAGCAACAAAGACAAAATCAGTCTTTATTCCTTTATCACAGACAAGTATGAAGTTGCCCCCGATGAAATAGAAAAAGAGTTTGGTATTGTTGTTGGCAAGCAATTTAATGCTATTTCTGAGTTGGCTGGAAGTTCTGGTGGTGTAGGTGCAGACGGTGTTCATCATGGCAACCAAGCTATGTCAGATGAAGAATACTACAAACGCTATGGCCGCAGACGAGGTGCCAGCAGTCGCAGCAGCAGTGGCGCACGTACCAACAAGACTACGCCGACCCAAGAAGATGGCGTGGAAAATTTTCTCACGGAAGAGAGGTAAGAGATAGCAACCTTTCTTCCGTGCAAGCGGCAAAGGAATCAGAAAACGATAATCAAGCCGAATATTTAGCTATCTATGCCATATTCAAGAAATTCTTGGAGAATTATGGAGATATAACAGAGCGTTGGGACTTATTGGAAGAAATGATGAGTCTCAGAGCCGACTTTGCCTTTCACCATGCCGTCAAGGGTTTTGGAATGGATTTTGAAAAAGCCTTGGAATTGCTTCGTAGTCATAATACAGGTTTATCCAAATTAGAGCAAGAGCAGCGAGATATTTTGGTTGCCGCATTGGACAATCTGATAGATTTTGCTGTTGCTGAAGAATTTCAGATGAGTGACAATTTACCTGACGATATAGATTTGGATAACGATGAGGCCATAGACGATTGTGATGCCATTTTTGAGCGGTACAATATCACATATTCTAATATAGAGAACGATGACATTGAATACGCAATGGGAGTAGCCGCAGGTTGGCTATCCTTCCGTGAAAATTCCGTCTTGACCTATATGACCCAAGGAGATGAGCGAGTTCGTCCGTGGCATTTGGCATTGGAAGGAGTCAGCTATCGCAAGTCCGATTTCCCAGCATGGCTTATACCACCTATTGAACATGGGTGTCGCTGCTTTCTGGTAGAAGAAGATATAAGCGTACTGGGAGCTGCCAGTCGTTTATCACAAGTTGAAGGAGCTGTTATTCTTCAGAAGCCCGATTTTATCAATCCAGTTTTTGAAGACAGCGTATGCAAGGGCGGCAGAATATTCGGTCCAGCCCATTCCTATTTTACAGTTCCCAAGCAATACAAGAAACGCCTGCAAGCGATTTCTAAAAGGATAAAGGACAAATGGCTGGAATCGTAATTACCCCTAAGCAGTTAGCTGCCCGATGGCGCACGCTCCCCAATAAGTTTGAAACCAATGTATTCAATTTTGAGACGTTGATTGGGGCGGCGGCGGTTGATGTATTCAAGGAATCCTTCACGTTACGTAAGTTTAATTCTACAGGGCAAGCACCGTGGCCGAGCAGACGAGACAACCGCCCACATCCATTACTTTATGAAACAGGGGCATTGAAGCAATCTATTAAAGTCAAGAAACGCTCCCCCAAGCATAAGGTAGTTATCTACACAGATGATTCAGAGTTCATCTCCAGTAACCGTAACAGTACCGACCCACATAAGTATGGAGCCAGGGTCAATAAGAACCGAGACTATGCTTTTGTTTATGCCGCCATTCATAATTTAGGCGGTAGAGGTTCTGGAGCCACTGGACGTGCTGCTTTTATCAAGCAGCGTCAGTTCATGGGACACTCCACGGTGTTGGAGAGCAAACTTGATTACTACAGTCGTAGAATCTTTGATGGTTTCCCCAAGTAAACATGAACGATGATAGTAGATAAGAAAAAGCCTATTGTGACAGATACCCCTGTTGTATCAGCACAATCAGACGAGTTATTTGATGAAGAACCGCTACTTCCAGATAGTCCCAATGTGACTATTGAGGAAGTGGAACTGAATCCCTTAGAAGAAGTATATTTGGCAACACGAAGAGTTCTGGAAGCCGTAATGGATCCAGATACCCCTACACAAAAAATCTTTCAGACTGTTAAGGTAGATAATGGACAATTTGAGCGTATTGTCCGTACAAAAGGCAATACGGAATATGCCGTTGCCTTTCCAGCAGCTTTCATACGTTTTGTCAATGTCCGCTTTCTTACTTCGCAGCAGCGTATCGGAGAAGGTCGAGCCACCATGCGTATTCGTTATGTTTTGAATGACCTCAATAACAGCGATGACATTGTAGAAACACGAGGTTTCAGAGTATTTCATGCCATCAACGATGCCATTCAAGATGCCAAAGACCGAGAGCCAGCGTTGAATGAGCGTTGCAATCTAACCTATTGGGATATGTTGGAGTCGTTGGACAATGGTGTGCAGCCTTATTGGATAGATTATGAGATATGGTTCCGCACAGCCTCTGCCTTCCAGTACCGTAACTGGGTAGAGCGATATTTGGTTATGCCACCGTTTACTGACCATAAAGACGCTCCTGAGCATGATGAAGATAATCATGTTAAGCATGAATCTCCCAAATTTGAAGAGGTGGCAAAGTATGAGCCGTCTGTGGAAACGGACTCTCCAGACAATCCAGAAGTTCCAGATGAAAAAGAAGAAGAAAATATCAATTGAAAAATGGTTTCACAACCATTAAAAATCATCTCACCTATTCTTGTGAAAAAGCTCGTAAAATGAAAACGGAACAATTCAAGTATGTTGTAGGCGAAGCCAACTCAGGTGAGCCAGCGTATATGCGGTTTTATGGTCGCATAGACGAATACAGCGCACGCAATTTCAATGATGAGTTTTTGTGGCTTCAGGATTACGTCAAACCTTCTAAGATTATAATCAGCATCAACAGTGAGGGTGGCAGTGTTCTTCATGGTATGGGTACTTATTCCATCATCCAGAACAGCCCTATTGAGACTGAAACAATTATTGAAGGTCTGGCAGCATCAATGGCATCTATTCTTTGGGCCGCAGGTACACGTTCTTTGATGCGTGACTATTCTATTTTGATGATTCATAATCCGTTCCTCGCCAGTGACAAGTGTAAGACAGAGGACAAATGCAAGCCCCAAGATGGCTGTAAGCCTGAAGACGGTTGCAAGCCTAAATGTAAGTGCAAGCCTAAATGTGAGGACGATGACAATGAAGATGATGATGAAGATGACAACAGTCAGATGATTGAAGCCTTCCGCAAACAGATTGAAACCATCTACACAAAACGCTTTGGACTTTCTCAGGATAAGGTTCGTGAGATTATGGAAGGCAAGAAAGGGTGTGATGGAACCTATTTCGATGCTAAACAAGCAGTCAAGGCAGGCATTATTCCAGCTGCTAATGTCATCAAAACATCCAAGCAAGTATGTACGAAAGTTAAAAATCAAATTGAAGGGCTGGTGGAGGCTTCTCAAATTCAAGAAATGATGGCTTCCATCAACGCAGAACTGTGCGGAATCAAACCACTTGAAATCGCCAGCTCTATTCCTAATCAAAATCAGATACAAAATTCTAATTCACAAGTAAAGATGGAAAAAGAACAGGAAATCGCATTTGGTTCTGTGTGTGCCCAGCTTGGTCTTGAAACAACCGCAGGCATTGCCGATGTTGTGAATAGCATTAACGCCCTCAAAGAGACGGCGAAAAAGCTGACCGACATCCAAGGAGCATACGATGCTTTGAAGATTCAGAAAGAGGGTCTGGATGCGCAGCTTACCAATGTAAAAGACGAGTTGACTACTGTGAAAGCTGAGTTGCAGACTTACAAGGATGCAGAGAAGGCACAGCATGACGCAGAGATTGCCCAGTTCATTGATGCGGCCATTGCAGATGGCAAGATCAAGGCAGAAGCAAAATCCATGTGGGTTGAGATGGCTCAAAATCATTTTGATGTAGTCAAGAACACCCTTAATTCAATTGACAAGCAGGAGAAAATTTCCGAGAAGATTGCTGGCGACCCTGCCAATGTACAAGATGCAGCTAACGGCATGACCGAAGCTGAGAAGCGTATGCAGGCAGCTGTTGCCGAGATTGTCGGTGAGGACTTCCAGTTCAACAAACTTGACTAATAAAACCGTATAGATAATGGCAAGTTCAGTAAATTTTGCACAAAACATTTACAGTGGTGAGGTACTTGAAGACCTGTTGACCTATACTGCCCAAGGTAATGATACCTATAAGGAAGGTCTGATTCATATCAAATCAGGTATTCAGTTCAAATATACCATCCCGACTATCCAGTTGGGTCAGGTAATCCAAGACAATGTTCCGACTCCTACTTCTACTCACGGTGCTGGTGCAGGCACAAAGGACGGACTCAACCAGTACACGCTTACCGAGCGTTACCTTGAACCCCAAGAGTTCATGGTATATCTGGAGTTCAACCCTCGTGACTACGAGAAGTACTACAAGTTCGCTCAGCCTGATGGCAACCTCGTTTTCCGTGAGCTTGATCCGAAGGTACAGGCAAAGATGCTCCGTCTGTTGATGGACCGCAAGAACGAGTATATCGGCGAGTCTATCTGGTGCAGTGCTAAAGGTGGCAAGTCCGCTGCCAAGATTACCGCACCTTCTGGCTGTACCGAAATCGGCGGTGAAAACGCTGGCGGTCCGATGAAGTACTTTGACGGTGCTGTCAAGCGTATTCTCGCCAATGTCGCTTCTGATGCTTCAGAAGTAGAGAAGGCAGGTGGCCAGGTCGTTATCGCAGGTACTACCGAGATTACCACTGGTGAGCAAGCCGAGGCTGCTTTCAACGCTATGTGGAAGAAGTGCCCGAAGCAGATTCGCAAGAAGGCAGGTCTTGTTTTCATTTGTGGCTGGGATATTTGGGACCTTTACGACCAATACCTCTCTGACAAGCAGGTGAAGTACTCTGACAACACCAAGGTAAACGAGTACCGCTTTAAGGGCAAGCGCATTGTTCCTATTGTTGGTATTCCAGAGCATACTATCGTGCTGGGTGAGTTCACCACTGGCATGGAGTCTAACCTCTGGATGGGCGTTGACTACGCTAACGATGCCGAGGTCGTTAAGGTAGAACGCCTGCAAGCTAACAGTGAGCTGTACTTCTTCCAGATGCGCATGAAGATGGACGTTAACATTGTTCGTCCTGCTGAAATCGTATGCTGGACCGCATACAAGAACACTGGATCGTAACCAAGTTCTCGTGATTACTTCATAGAAAAACAAGCGATGGGAGTGGAGCAAGAGACTCCATTCCCATTTTTAATTTCAAAGTTATGGCAAGAAAAAAGAATGTAGAAGAGGCCCCTGCAATGCCGCAGGACCCAATCGAGGAAGTGCAACCAGTAGAAACTCCTGCTCCTGTTGACGTAGAGGTTCCAACTGCTCCAGTAGAGGAAGTAAAGCAGGAAGTTACAGAGCCTTCCGATCAGATTAAAAAGCTCTTGCGTTGTTATTCTAACTACGCAGCCCTGTACGTTGATTCCAAGGGAGGTGTCTATCCCGAAGGCACCCAACCTAATTTGGTAGGGGATGCTATTCTTTACCAAAATCCATATTACAAATCATAAATTTCCGACAATATGTTAGGTGGTGTATTTATGAGCGACACCGATGGTAATATTGGTAGCAGCTCAACTACTTCAACTGAAAAGGTCACAGGTTTGCTGTTTGATATTTCCAAGCAGGACAAGTTCTTCACTGAGGGTGCAGGTCTTGCTGTAAAGGACAAGCTCCAAGGCAATGTCATTGAAATCAATTCGATGGATGACCTCAAAGAGCTGGGTATTGCAGCGTATTCTGGTGACACTTCCAAGGACCTCCTTTTTGGTATTCCTTACTATCATATCGAGCATTTCTTCAGCATCCAGGGTGCCAATGGGCGTTTGTTCCTGATGTTTGCTAATTGTGGTACAAATTGGGATGCTATCGACCAGATGCAGCGTGCCGCTCACGGCATGATCAACCAGCTTGGTATTTGGACAGAACAATCGTTGTGGAAGATGACTGATTCTTCAGCAGAAACCTATTCCATTGACCTTGTTACCAGTCTCAATTCCAAAGCTGTTGCTCTTGCGGAGGAAAATGCTCCTCTGTCCATTGCTGTATCGCCGAACAGTGCTGTTGTGACCACTATTGATGGTACCTCTAAGCAGATTGAACTGGCAAAGATTCCTACCTGTCAGATTGGCGCACGCTATGTGACTGTACTGCTTGGTCAAGGTCTTGACACCGATGTAACCGCTATGCAGTTTGCCAACCCCAACCATACACCTGTTGGTACCATTGGTGCCCTGCTTGGTTGTGTTGCTGCTGCCAGCGTACAAGAGTCTTTCGCTTGGGTGAACAAGTTCAACCTTATCGGTTACTTCCCCGATATTGAGATGGGCTTCGGTGATATTACCGAAACAGACGGCAAGCTGACCAGCACCCTGAAGTACTCTTCGCTCAACAAAGTACAACTTGACACACTGGATGACAAGGGTTACGTCTTCCTCTGCAAGTATTCTGGACTTGAAAGCGGTGTGTTCTTCTCTAAGGACCAGACCTGTGCTAACAGCAACAGCGATTACCGCACGATGGCACGTAACCGTACTATCAACAAGTCAAGACGTGCAGTCCGCAACGCCCTGCTTCCTTACGTCAACTCACCTTTGAAGGTTGACCCCAGCACAGGCTATCTGTCTGCTGCAAAAATCACAACCTTCCAGAATATTGTTTCTGACGTGCTGTTGACCATGCAAAACAACGAGGAAATCTCAGGTTATTCCGTTACAATTGACAAGAATCAGAACGTGTTGAAGACCGACACACTGATTATCAAGTATTCGCTTGTGCCTGTCGGCGTAGCTACCAAGATTGACGTTGTAGAGGGCCTTGCACTAACCAATAAATAACCGATACGATGGCAATAATTAACAATGTTGCGTATAGTTGGTCAATGATTCGTATCTCCATTCCTGCTTTGGACATCTCAGAAGATTCTACCATTATGCAGGGAGTATCGGAGATTAAGTGGAACAAGACCCGTAAGGTCGAGAACAACTATGGTATTGGCGGCAACGCCATCAACCGTGGTTTTGGTAACAAGACCTGTACTGCATCACTCACGATGGACTACAACACCGTTTCTCAGCTGAGAGCGTTGGCAGGTTCGTTGATGGATTTGGGCGAGTTTGACCTCATTATCTCCTTTACCAACGCTTACGCAGGTGAGGATTGGTCCGCAGAGACCGTTACTCTCAAAGGCTGTATCTTTAACGAGGACGGCATGGAGAGTAAGCAGGATGACACCAATATCACCAAGGAGTACAACCTGAATCCGTTTGACATCATTACAGGCGAAGGAACAAGCTCTTGGCTGTAACTTCTGATATAATGTGTTTTGTGAGGGGCGAGCTTTCGAGTTCGCTCCTTTTTTATGCCCCACGGAAAACCGTGGGGAACAGGGGCTACATATAATATAGGGGAGATTGTTCTTTGGTTTGAATACCTATCAGTTGGTCATCTATGAAATAGAGTTTCATGTTGGATTGATAAAAATCGTATCGGGTAGCTAAACCAAAGGGTGTGGTTACTTTGTCTATTTTATATGGCTCCTCACGTCTGGCTTGTATGCACATTTCTGAAGAAAAACCAAACTCCAGTAATCCATGCTGAATTTTATCAGCAATGCGTTCTCCCCATTGTTCTTTGGCATATTGGTAGCGAGCTGCTTCCATGCGGTTGTATTTATCCCATTGTGCTTGCTCCCAGTTTTCATGCTGTTTCATTAACGCTTGAAACTCATCATTTAGTTTTATGTATTTATATAGCTCTTTACTATAAGGAATGAAGAGCGTATCGGCATTTGCAATAGTTAGGCTGTCTTTAGAAGAGGCATATTTATATGTTTTAGATGGATTGATTGTAAATACTGCATAATACTCAAACATAAGACCTTTCTTTTCATGTCTGAATTGATTCTTCTTAAACATTGCTTCACCATGATAACCCATTTCGTTATGTTCGTATTCACAAAAATATGGCAGACGTTTTGGATATAACAAATCACTTCCAACAGGCTCCCATTGAATATCAGTTTGCAAGTTAGGAATAAGCATAATGCCTTGACAAATACAGTTAATGCCTCGCAAATCATTCAAACTGCCTAACATACCAGAAGAAATGGCAGATTTGCACGTACCATGACAATTCAACCACCGATGATGTTTGGAGATGCCTGTTTGTCTCTTCCAAATTTTTGCTATACGATTTTCACCTACATTATTGGTCAACCACACTTCTTTACCTTTGTATTTTTCAATGAAAGGCAGAAGTTCTTTTTGATTGTAGGCGGCGGCACAGCTATCCCGAAGCACATTTAGTTGTGCCTGAAGATTTTCGTTAATTTGTGCTGAGACGCACAAGCCCCATGTCATTACCAGTGATAATAGTATAGCTTTAACCATAGTAGAAGAGATTTTGTATGCAAAGGTACAGGTTTTTCTGCAAAATCTTTCAGGAAATCATAAAAAACAGTGATAAAGGTACAACATACGTGATTTAGATTAGCTATTCTTGGTAAAACAACTCATTTAATATCATTAGTTATGGAAAATCAAAACGAAGAAATGCTGTTGTCTGAGCAGATTCAGGCAGAAGTAGAGAAAAAGGTCAAAGAGCTGAAAGCTGCCGACCCGAAACTGAAGAAAGTATTCCCCATTCTGGTAGAGGGCGATGAAGACTCTGGCGAGAAGCCCTATTATGTAGGTTACTTCAAGCAGCCTCCCTTCCCTGCCTTCAGCAAATATCTCTCACTTTCGCAGAAAGACCAGGCAGGAGCCATGCGTGAGCTTGCAAAGGACTGCTTCCTTGATGGCGACCGTGAGCTTGTCAAGGACGATTCCTTGTTCATCTACGGTCTGATGCCTCACCTCGCCCAGCTCATTGAGATTCGCAAGGGCAAGCTGGTAAATTTATCCAAAGCTGGGAAGTAAAAGATAACGAGTATTTGCGCCATAGGCTCATTTACTTACGTCATTATTTTCCCAGCGTGAATTTGGATGAGTTGGATGATGAAAGTTTTGCTCAGTTATCCGAAGAAGCCATTTGGCTTCACAGCAAAATGATTGTTACCCAACAAGCCAACGCCCTTGGACTCTTATCATAAGTCGTTTGTTGTTCGCCCTCTTATTCTAAAAGGAATAAGAGGGCTTTTAATCTTTGAGAGGTGTTGAAAGCTATTCTTCTAAAAACAATATTGTATGGCACAAGTATATGAAGTCCAATATCAGATAAACGTCAATAATGCGCCAGCGTTAGAGGCAATTCAGAAGTTCCAGCAAGCAGCAACGCAGCTGGAACAGATGTCTCTTAGGTTTGATGCAGTTGCCAGAAGTGTCGGCAAGCTCAACAGTGCTTTCCATGCTATTTCTAAGTCAACCGTGAAGGTTCGGCTTGATACAACCAAGGCAGAATCCAGTTTGAAGCGTGTATTGGCGTTGATGAAGAGCGTTCAAACACGTTCAAAGACTACGCTATCGGCACCCAATCTGGGGAATTTAGCTACTACCATGCAGAAGGTGCAGACATTGACTAATTCTATCAATAGGAACACCATAAAGCCAAAAGCTAACACCCAGACTGCAATCAATAGTTTGGACGCATTACTACGTAAACTTACTCAGATTAAAGCAAATAGTAAGATTACGATTACAGCGTCCGCTGCTGGAGCTTCTGCTGCCGCTGGTACTGCCGCAGGGGGGCGAACTGCTATTGCTCCTGTACGCCGTCCTGCTTCAACCGCTGGACGTAGTACCTATTTATATCCCACAACCAGACAAGTATTGGGGCCAACATACGCCCAAACAGGTACAAATGTTGCTGGTGAGATGATTAAGGGCATGGGCGTTGCATACGGTCTGAGTGCTTTGATGTCAGGTGTCGGCAATGTCTTCAGAAGCGCAACAGCATACGAGAATGTCAGTCAGACTACCAAAAACATATTGGGTGCGCATGATAAGAGTGCAACTTTTGAAGGGGATTTTAATAGTATGAACAAACTGATGCGGCAAGTAGGTGTAGAAACCAAGTTTACCGCTCCGCAGGTAGCGTCCGCAGGTAAGTTCTTAGCTATGGCAGGTTATCGTACCAACGAAATTCAGCAATCCATTCGTCCTATTTCCAATTTGGCATTAGTGGGCGATTCAGATTTGGGCGAAACTGCCGATGTTGTAACCAATATTATGACAGGGTATGAAATTCCAGCTCAACAGATGAACAATGTAGCAGATATTTTGACTATGACATTTACCAAGAGTAATACTACTTTGATGGAATTGGCAGAGTCATTTAAGTATGCTGGTACAGTTGCTCGTCAGTCAGGTTTGGAATTTGAGCAAACTGCTGCTGCAATTGGAGTTTTGGGTGATGCAGGTATTAAAGCATCTCATGCAGGTACCACTTTGCGTATGATGCTTATGAATATGCAGGCTCCCACTAAGAAACAAAGAGCTGCATGGGAGGCATTGGGTATTTCTCCTAAAGATGCGTCTGGCAACCTGAAGAATTTCAATACTTTGATGGCAGAGCTAAACAAGAAGAGCAAGGAAATGAGCAATGGCGACTTTACCTCATTGTTCTATCAGGCTTTTCGTGTTACCGCTGCCACAGGTGCGATGGCATTGGTTCGTCATGCCGATAAACTTCAGGAAGTCACGGACCTTAACAGAAACAGTTCTTACGGTTTATCCACAGAATTGGCAAATGCTAAAAAGAATACCATTGAAGGTTTATGGTATCAGATGACTTCAGCCTTTACCGAAAGCGGTATGCAAGGATTTGAGGCTATGCAAGATACTATCAAGACTTTTCTTCAACGCATGATTCAGTTGATGAAATCTCCTGAATTTGTTGAAGCATTGTCAAGTGCCATGCAAATGTTCTTAAAGCTCGTAGGTGTTATAACCGATGTATTCAAGAGCATTATGGGATTCTGGAATCTGTTACCTAATTGGGCAAAAGATGGTTTAGTATATTTTGTTAAGATTCAAATGACGCTTGGAATTATTGCAGGTATTGCTCAAAGTATAATGAGTACCTTTGTAATGGTTCGAGGTGTACTTTTCGGTAGTTGGATTGCAGGGCTTGGTAAGGTTGCCATGTTGATGGGCAATACCGTCAAATACGCCATTCAACTTTATGCTTTCAGTCGTTTTGCAGGCTTGGGTCGTATGGCATCTGTCGGACAAGCAATTGGACGAGGTGTATTTGGAGCCGCAGGTCTTATGGGTGCAGGTACAGGCATGGCAGGAGCAGGTGTCGGTGGTGCTGCTGGAGCGGCCAATGCAGGTGCAGCAGGAGTTACTTTAATGAGTCTTTTGGGTAAGGTTGGAGGATTCTTATTGACCAATCCTGTTGGCTGGGCAACAATGGCTGTGGCGGCTATTGCATGGATTGGCTATGAGGTCTATGATACATACCAAAAAACCCAAGCGGCTATAAAAGCCAATGAAGCATGGGGGGCAAGTTATCGTAATTTAGGCATAGACAAATTGCAATTAACCGACCCTGATTCGTTGATGATAGGCAATATGCGTATTTTCAACAATGAGTTGTTGACCCAAAATGAGCGTGTTGCCCAAGCTACTGAGTTATGGAAGCGTTATTGGATAGAAAAGAATGGACCTAAAGAAGAAGCTAAAGACAATACCAAATTTGTAGATACCGACTCACCAGCAGCTGCCAATTACAAAACTATGTTGGAAGTTGCAGATATGTGGGGCGGCGTTGATGCTTCCTTCCAGCCGTTGCTTAAAGCATTAGGTGGTAAGATTGCTCCTGAAAAATGGAAAGATTTGTATGGTACTGAGCATACCACTAATATGTTAAACCTTTTTGGACGTAAGATGGCTGTCAATGGTGGTATTGGCGAAACAGCTGCCGTTCAGTTATTGTTTGCACAATTAGGAGCAGACCCCAACAATGAGCAGCGTATCAATTTGGAGAAATACTTGCTTAGTCAGGCGAGTGCAGCCAATAACTATCAAGATTTCCAAAATATTATTGCCAATGCACGCAAGCAATTCATGCCTACAATAGAAAGTGCCAATTCTAAATGGGATTGGGTTTCTACTGAGACAGCCGATGATATGACATTTGCTGACATCAAGCAGTCTCAAATGTATATTCGTGGCTTGCGCAACAGTATGGAGCAAGTATTTGCTGCCTGGAATGATTTTGGCTCTTTGCTTGAAAATTATGACAAGACCAACACCGTAGATTATCTGAAGGCACAATCCATTCTCCAAAGACTGTTTGGCAATGTGTTTGACCCTCAGTATGGTTTGTTTGGTAGCGAAGGGTATATGAAATATATCCGAGACATGGTAGCTAATCCAAAGAAATATGGATTAGATTCTGTCAAGCAAGCTACTGATATGGTCAACACCTCCTTTGATCAATTGTTAAATTGGTACAATACGCTGGACAACCATTATAAACCATTGTTTGCGGCTTTTTTGAATCGCAGTCCATTGGAGCAATCACTGCCAGATGGTCATTTTACTACCGAGGGAGGTTATCAAGATCCAACGAAAGAAGGACAAAAAGTTGTAATTGATGGCGTTACTTACCAATCCTCTTTCTTTGCGCCGACAGGTACATACAAATGGAAAGACAAGGATGGCAATCTCTATACGCCTAAGTCTTCTAAGACTCCTCAAACATGGAGTCCCACAAGTAGTAACAATAACAGTCCTGCCAGTTCGTTGCACAATGGCACCGACCAGTCGCAATATAAGTCTCATTATAGCCAGTCCGCAGCCCCCAAACAGGTGATTGTGAAGATTGAGAATCTGATGAGAGTTGACAAGCAGACAATTGATATGACAGACAGCCGTCAGGTGGCTGCTATCAATAACATCAAGCAAGAGCTGGCAACCGCTCTATTGGATGTAGTTCAAGATTTTAACGCAAATATCGTATAACATATATGGGATTTATTAGTTCAGTATTCAGTCCTACCCAATTCGTGCGCAGTGGTGCCGAATTGGGTATCAATGCTGGTTTCAACTATATAAGCCGTTCAGCAGGGCAATTGAAATTCGTTTCTCCCAGAGGGTATAGCAGTGTGATTGTTTATGCCGCCAAACGTACCATGATGCAGATAGCATTTGCCAAAATCAATGACCTTTATCCAGCATACGTTAGGCAGTTAGACAATAAACGACTGGATGCGGCCTATAAGAAAAACCAAGGTTCACAGATGCAGCAAATTATTGGTGGTACCACTGAAGCAGATGAAGCCTCATTAAAGAAGCAAGCGGCAACTATTTCTTATATGGGCAAACCAGCACCAGAAGCATTGTTATTGTGGATTCCTAACGATTCTGGCAGTATGACTAATATTGCTGTACAAACCTATTGGGATAAGGTCAAGACATTGAGTAAAGAAGAAGCCGCTGGTGCCAAAATAATTGCTAACACTAAGATAGAAGTAGCCGCCGATGAAGATAAGGTCTTTTGGGATTTAGGGCCGATAGTACAAGTTCAGAGTGGCAACAATGTGGTTTTGACTAAGGTGCAAGGCAGAGATTTTTCTCGTAAGGAATTGATTTCTGGAGGCGATGTGAATTTTACTGTTACAGGCAAAATTGTCAGCAACTATCCAGATGTATATCCTTATGCTTTGGTATCAAAGTTTATCACATTGATGCAGCATAAAGGTGTGCTTCATATTTCTAATTTGATGTGCCAACAATTTAATGTTACGCAAGTGCTTATTAAGGATTTTCAAATGGGGCAGAATGAAGGTTTCAAAAATGTCCAACCTTATAGTTTTACTTGTGTGGGTGTAGAACCCGATGAAGTTGTCAAGGTGGTAGAAGATACCATTCAGGCTACCAATTTGAATATTGCCAAAATGAAGAAGAAAGGCTGGGCTACTAAGCTGCTTGAACAAGTTAAGGCAGCAGCAGCCAATCAAGCCGCTCAGATGGTTACACAATTAACAGCAAATACGATATGAAAAGTTCACCTTATAATGAAAGTCTATTACTGGATAAGGCGGTGGATATTTTGGCTTGTAAAATTCTGATTTGGGAACCTGAAAATAAGACCAAAATAGATACCAATGACCCTGCTGATGATAAATGTTTAGTATTGCGAGAGTGCCAGAGTATTGAGATTGAAGAATCCTATAAAAAACTCATTGGCACAGCTTCTGTCAAGTTCCCAAGGGGTACTATTATTAAGCGTACCCTTACCAAAAACGATATTGACGAAGATGGTACCGCTACTGTCTATACAGAACGACTGGCAGATGGCACTATTACGGAAAAACGTGCAGGATATTCGACCGCCCAGCCTTCCGATTTCAAGGTTGGGCAGCGTATTCGTATATATTTGGGGTATTATCGAGATACAGGCAAAGTATTCAAAGATGCTAAAGAACGTCAAGATGCGATGGATGCCGCAGCTATGGCGCATAAGCCCATGTTTGACGGTTACATTACCAAATGTTCGGTTTCTACTCCTATTGAAATCAAGTGTGAAAACCTTGCGAGCAATCTGAAACGGAAGAACTGCCGAAAAATTACCACTGGCAAGGATGCAAAAGTAAATGATTTCTTGAAGGAAGGTGGTAAATACGACCTGTTAAAAGGAACAGGTTTGAAGCTACATCCAGATACCGTCAAGTGTGACATCAATATCGGCAAGGTGCAGCTGTCAGAAGATTTAACTGTTGCCGATCTGCTTACAGAGTGGTCTAAATACAAGCTCTATTGTTTTGTTCGTACAGAAGACGGCGTTCCTTATATCAAAGTTGGACGTTCCTATTTTTCCGCTAAAACAGCAGAGTCTATTGTGAATCAAGACCAAAGCGAACGTGGCACAACGCTCCAGTTTGACTACCATGTTGCAGAAGACGGTCTGACTTTGATGAATACCGACCCACGTTTTTTAGCGGTATCAGCAGAAGGGTTTAAGTATGAACCAGGCAGTCAAGGCAGTACAAAGGAAGTCAAGTATAGCATTACGATTCGTTTGAATCCAGAATGGGAAGGTACGCACGATACCAAACATAAAAAGTTCCAATTGCTTAATGAGACCAAGCTGAGTAAGAAATCTCTGAAGTTGGGGGCTATACCAAAGTCTCAAACTAAAGACAAGGTAGATTTAAGCCAATATACAGTAATTCCCTATACCTCTAATCATATCGGAATCACGGAAGACCAGTTGATAAAAGAAGCTGAAGCCTATTTTGACGGCTATAATATGAATGGTATTGAAGGCACCATTACTGTTTTTGGCGACCATAATTTTGAGTCCGGCATGAAAGTAGAATTGCTTGATATACGCCAGCCCGAAAAGAACGGTTGGTATCTTATTGAAGAAGTAAACACCAAGTTCGGCGTGAACGGTTATCGTCAGACCTTAAAGCTGCCATATTGTATCGCCCGACCAGAAAAAGAGGAATAAGATATGAATGATGTTTCTAATTTGCGTGCCAATGAGACTATTTATGACGCTATCCGACAGATAGCATTTCATAAACTCATCAATCCACGTACCAATACATTGAAGAACACCTCCAGAACCTCTGGTTTCGTGGTGAAATTTCACGATGACCCCAGCGATGAGTTGTTCGGCACTGTTGATGTGCAAGAATACAACTTAGGTTCAGAGACCAACCGACAGGCTGTAGAAGACGGTCTGCCAGTTGGTCTGCATGAAGGTGTATATCTCTCTGCTTTGCAACACAATGAAAAAGGGTTGGTGACGATACCTTATCTATATTCCGATGTCGTAATTGCCACCGACCCTGAGACATTGCGAGAATATGTCATTCAGTATTCCCACGCCGACACAGTGCAAGTCGATGCTCATAATAAGGTTGTCATAGGTGTTACAGAAACAGAAGAATACCAAGATACCGAAGACTCTCCAGATGTGGATGAGTTGGAACCCACAGGAGTTCATGCTCACACCACCTATACACCTATCTCAATGCTGTCAGTCGTTGGAAAAAGCGACAAACCAGAGGAACAAAGCAGTCTGGAGCTAACAGCGGAGAAGATAGAGGTTAGTCGTGATAAAGGGAAGATGGTGATGGATGCCGAACAAATCCACACCCAATTTGACGAAAAAACCTCTACCACCCTTAATGCTGAGAAGTTTGAAGCCAAATATGACAAAGCACAATTGCTGATGGATGCTCAGCAACTTTTGGCAAAATACGATGCAAAGGAAATCGTCATCAAAAGTGACGGCGTATATGTCGGTAGCGGCAGTGCCAGTGAACCAGCAGTGTTAGGCAACCAATTAGCTTCTCTGTTAGTAGAGTGGTTGGGAGCTTTGTCTTCAATGATGACTCCAACCATGATGGGACCACAACCTCCAGCCAATGTAGCGCAATTTGTCTCATTGCAGGCAAAGGTTAATTCCTATAAAGCTGCTACTTCTGGAATCTTATCCAAGACCGTTAAAATCGCACAATAACAATGGCAGTATTAAACGAAGATATAGGTAAAATAGAAGCAGGTAGTAATTTAGACAAACTCTATAACAATCTGCTCTCAGGTTTCCTGAAGGCACAAGATGATACTCTGCCCGACTATACCAGTGCCGAATACGTCACAGAAGAAGTAGGTGAAGATGGCGTTATCACATACGTTGCCGATGAAGAAAAAATCAAAGCCAGTGTAGAAGATCAGAAGCTCATAGCTATGAAAAATTCTGCCTATCTCCTTGCTTCCAGTATGCTTGGGAACAATGGAGGAGGAGAATCTGGAGGCGGTGGCGAAAACCCAGGCGAAGGACCGTCAGGTAGTCTGTTTGTGTCTATTACAGGCGACTACATGACAGGTAAACTCAGTACCTTGTTTGGTTTAGCCGCAGGTGATAATGGTGTCAAAATACTGGAAGTCTATCAGACAGCAGAAGAAAATGCTGAAGAGCGTACCAATATGGTGCGTATCAATGGAGAATTGCACTTAGACCCTTACGGACTGTTTGTTAACGAACACAATGTTTTGAGTTATGATAACGATGTGTTGTCGTTAACAGGTCCAACTATTGAGCTGAATGGTAAGGTGAATTGCACAGACAGTCTTACCGTTGGCAGTGTAAGCATAGACCAAGATGGTATTCATATTGGCTCTGACGATGGTGATTTTGAGTTCTATCATTCAGGCAATGCCAATAATGAGAATGTCGATTGGACTATGCGGAATGGCACGGTCGCTGGCAATCTGTTGGTAAAGGGCGATGCAGAGATACAAGGTGGCATAACCGCCTTAAATGGTGGCTCTTTTGGATATGATGACAGAGAGATACTGGTTATTGATGACAGGTTCTTGGTGAAACTCAATGCTGACTTGGATATGACTGGAGGTCTGATGATACAGGGCGAGAAAGTGCTGTATTTGAAGAACCCAGATATTATTTCCTTGTCTGCTCCCAACAAGATACTCAATTTGGGTGATGACGAAACCAGCAAGATAGACCTCCAGACAGGTATTTACGATGATGATGGTGAATATCAGTTGGTGGGTAAGTTCGGCGATGCCTATTTCCCCAATTCCTTCAAGGCTGGACACCTGTTAGGCAATGTGCTGATAGAGACCTATAAGAATGATACCGAAGATGCAGGAGTTATGGTCAGCCGATGGTTGAAGTTCCATGACATCTTTGGCCCTGGCTTAAACAGTGACGGCAATAATCTGCAATTCAAGGCACCGTTCCGATATGTAGTAACTGAAGGTGAAGAATCCAATCAAGTTACAGAATATAGCACGGCTACCCTACAATTCAAAGAATCCACCAGCTTATTTGCCCCTTTGAACCGCAAGTCAGCCAGTCTGATGGTGACAACCGATGCTGATTTTTATGTCTTTGACAAACCCATTGAAGGAAAAAATTCCATAGGAATTGCCGATTCTAAAACCCGACTTTTAGATAAGCAACTATTCTTTGGTGATTCGGTGTATTGGCAAGGACTATCAGACGGCGTGAAGTATTATGGCAATGCCTATATGGTCAACAATATCGGTTCCGTGGAATTTTCCAGCGGTTTTGCTGGTAGCGGTTGGCAGATATACCAGAATCTACTGACAGGAAATATCAGTGCTACATTTGATGAGCTGACAGTGCGTAAAAAGATGAGAATCTACGAACTGGAAGTGCAAAAGCAATCAGTTACGAATGGGTCTCTATGGGTAAGCGATGCTTGTTCGGGAGATTTGGTAGAAGAAGTAGTATAAATGGCAATATATACATTCAAGAAATACAAAATATCCCTTCAGCATGATTCCAAGAAGACACAGGGTTTGCGCACAGGAGATATAGTCAGACGGCAGTACTTTGACGGTACTAATCTGATATACTCCCTCATGTGCGTATTGAGTTATGGTAAGGAAGAAGCTGTTGATGCCAATACCAACGAGATTGTCGAGCGTAACTATTTTATTGGTGCGCTCTTGGAAGGGGATATTCCACAGTCAGAGCAAATCTTAGATTTTGCACGCATTACCAACCTCTTTGACACCTCACGTTCTGGTGCCTTGTATCTGACAGGTTCGGATGACCAGGCACCCTATATGGATGTTATAGATGGTATTGGAAGAAATGCCAGTCTTAGTTGGCCAGAGAATATCGCTTCAGAGGATTACGCCGATGCTGAAAGCCAATATGTAGTCAGTGGAGTGGTAGATTCTGAGTATCTGCCCTCCATTGAGGATAATTACCGAGTATTGCATTTGACACGCCAGAATGTTGTTGACTATAATTTCGTTGGCATCCAGCAAGACTTCTACAAATATGTGCAAAATCCTAATCGTGTACTTGTGTCCTATAAAATTAAGGCATCACGAGAGTTGGCTTGCAAGATGTCATTGGGTTATCAAGATGGCACACGCATTGACGGCGAAGAAACCTATAATGTTACAACAGACTGGCAGTATAAGTTACACGCCATCACCATAGATTATTCAGGTCGTTATCTCCGTACTTTGAAGTTGGACTTGTCAGCCATGAAAGCCAACGATGAAGTATGGATTTCCGACTTCAATATCATTCTGCTCTCCAGTATTGCCAATTTTGGCGATGCCAGTAAGATGCGAGTGGGAAAACTCACAGGAATCAGTGACCCTGTATTCGGTCAGCTGGATGGATATGGCGGTTATATGCAGAAGCTCTTTGCCTCCAAATCGGCACATATCTCAGGCACCTTGACCGCAGGCGATGAAAATGGCTTTGCCTCCACTTTTTATGCAGGTAGGATTCATCGGAACACCTTTCTCAATTCTTTGGATATAGATTTTGCCACCTCTGTATTGATTGATAAAACATTGGACAACCCAACAGGTATGGGCAATGTCTATAAATTCAATAGCGGTGTTACCATGAACGCCCAGACAAACGCATGGCTATTGCGGAATGTCGGCAAACACTATACATTGTCCTTTTGGACCTATACAGAAGCAGGCGGTCAGATTTCTATTTTACAGAACAATAAGGTTGTCGGTACATTACAGGTAGCAGAAGGACTATCACTCAGTTGGCATCGTCATAAGATTACCTTTGAGTTACAAGAGCCGCAGAAAAGTGAGGGGTTAACCATTTCATTGGCTCCGTCACTTTCTACCAGCGGCGCATACGTCTATTTTGTTGCGCCCCAATTGGAATTGGGTGATATTGCCACCCAGTATCAGCCTACTGACAGTATTCTCAATGAAACCAATGATTATGGCGCATGGTTCAATCGAGGCGGTATCGGTGGCACGATACAGAACCCCTTGCTCCGTTTGAATTATGATGGACAGGGCAGCATTGACACACGTACAGGTTCTATACTTCTGAAAACTGATGGCTCAGGACATTTGGCCAACGCCAATATCAAGTGGACCCCACAAGGTGATGTGACCTTTGGTAAGGGCGTGACGATGACATGGGATAACTTGGACAATACCGTCAAGGACGAGTTGGTCAGCAAGTCTATTCGCATTACAGGTCCAGATACCTTTGCCCTGTTGGGCGATTTGACAGGTGCAGAACCAACTACGAAACCAGCGACTATTACCTTGTCGATAGAAGAAGAAAATATCCAATCCACTTCCAGTCAGCGACAATGGTATTACTTAGACGGTTATGACTATATTCCTTTTGAGGGAGAAAACGGCAAGACCCTTACCATCATGCCGTATGGCGACTACTGGAACAATTCCCAGACATTGACGGTGCGCTGCTGTGTAACCATCAACGATGTGGAATATGCAGACATCTTCACTATTAAGCGGCAGTATATCATTGGCTATACTTTGGAAATTATTTCAAGTCAAGGCACCTCAATGAAAAACGGTGCTTGTCAGACTGTCCTAACAGCCAATGTCTATTATCAAGGTAAGTTGGTTGATCCTGATTATGTGGCAGAGAACTATACCTTTTTATGGACCAAATATCATCTGCCAGATAGGGAGAATCCGATTACTGGATGGGCAGACGCACAAGTTGATAAGGATGGTAATGTTACACGCCCTGCAATTGACACCAGCAAGCAAAGTATCACATTGGACTATGCTATTACAGGTCAAGACTTTTATGTTTGTGAGTTGTTGAATGGCAATATGTTCCCATACGAGTTCCCTTTAATATTCTAAGTATATGGCAGAACAGTCACAAAATTTGTTGAATTTCGGCAATAAGCAAGAAAACAATGGAGCGGACAATCGTGGGCGGCTTACTGCCCACGAGTTCAACCAAGTTGTAGATGCAGTCAACAATAACTCAAATGATGTATTCAATCTCCAGAACCAACTTAACGGATTGTCATTGAGCGTGCAGCCCAGCGAGGAGGCATACGAAGCCTTAGCCACAAAAGATGCCAATACTGTTTATTTTATCCTTGACGAATGATACGGTTCAACGAGCATGATGTCAGTGCCGTGCGTTTTGGCAATAAGGTCATTTCCGCTATCTATATCGGCAGTGTGCTGGTATGGCAAGCCATCCGTTCCTGTTTTGGTTCTGGCTATTGGATAAATACATCTCCGTGGAAACCCGATGAGGGGTGGAAAAATTAAAATTCAAATATCAGATTATGGCAAAGAAATTCAGGACTGATGCCATCCCCAGCTTTGATGAAGACTGGGGAGGCAGTGCTGAGAACAGCGTCCCTTCAGCAAGTGATGAAACCAATCTGTTACCGTATTCTGGAGCTGCCGTACAGCAATTCATAAAGAAGTACCTCAAAGACCATGAGGACAACAAAGTAGGATATATACCGCCCATGACGAAAAGCACGGACGGTTATTATCATATTCGTGGTTTTGCCAACAAGACCACCTACAATGAATGGCTGTCAAACCCAGATGACCTGCAAGAATTGAAGATATTGGATGTAGTTATTCCAATCAGTGACGAGCAAGGTGTGATGAATATTGTTGAGCTGACTACCAAGAGTAATCAAACCAATCTGGTCAGCATTGACGGCACCATTGTTCTGAAGATGCGTTTTACCTCCCAGACCTACAATCCAGTCACACAGAAGTATGCAGATACCTATGAAGATGGTACTATGACTATTCAACGTAGAGCATCTGCCAACGACTCGTGGCGTACTATCGGGACGATGGCGATTAAGAGTGTGGAAGCAGAAAGCGATACCTATACCGATGTAGATATTAGCGGTCTGCTTAACAGCGGTATCTGCCAGTTACGTCTGATTGTAACAGGCGACCAAAGTCAAGCTACAACTACATACGTTGTTTTCCAGAGTGTCACCAAGACTGAGTTAAAGTTGGCATTTAGGAATGAATGGCAGCAGCCCATTACAGGTTCCACCATGTCCCTGCTTTATACCTATACAGGTACAGTTGCGAAGACTTTGAATTTGAAAATCACAGGACAAGGCGGTACACGCACTTTGCAGTATTCATTGGGTAAGACAGAATATACCGAGACCCCCAATCAGTTTGACATTATTGATACCGACAGTGATACCATCAAGCTGTTAAGTCACGGTGTGCATGAGATAGACGCATGGCTAACCGTAGATGGCACCGACATAGCCAGCGAACATTTGATTTCACAGGTCATGGTTGTGACAGATGCGTCAGATACCACTCCCTATATCATATTGAACAATATCACCAAGACATTAGTGAACTGGACTTCTGTGATTTTCTTCCAGTGGGCAGTTTATAAGCCTAACACGGATAAGATGTCTATAACCTTTAAGTTGACCGACATTAAAGAGGCAGAGAACTACCTTACTTATACTGAGAAGAACGCCCAAACAGAAACCATCTATACGTTTGGCAACATGGTTGAAATTGACAGCAAGGAAACTGCTTTCAGCTCTTATATGCTGTTTACTTCAGAAGGTGTGACTTTGCGTGAGCGTTTGAGCTTTGAGATTGACAACTCACAGAATTTCGCTCCCACCGATGGAGCTGACCTGATTATCAATCCAAAGCTACGCAGCAATACAGAAGATACCCCTGCCAGTATTATCAATACTGTGACGGACACTGTTGTGCCAGCCACATTCAAGAATTTTGGTTTCGTAAGTGATGGCTGGGTGACAGACAGTGAGGGTATCAAATGCTTGCGAGTACCCAGTGGACGTAGTATTGAAATTGACTACGAAACCCTTTCAGATTTTATCACTACACGCAAGACAGGTTCGTTGACTTTTGAGATTGACTTTGCCACACGCAATGTTACCGATGAAGAATCTCCTGTGCTGAAAATGTGTTCCTATACCCAAGACGGTAATCCGTTAGGTTGGGAGATGAAGCCATTGGAGGCGTGTTTTATGACCCTCAGCAAGGTAACACGCAAGAACCAAGATGTCGGCTATCAGGAAGGCGTGCGCACCAAGATTGCCGTCAACCTGCTTTACAATCTATCCAGCAGCGGTCAGAACTACTGCCGTATCTTTGTAAACGGTGTGATTAACCGAGAGTTCAACTATGATACCACCGATACTTTTGTACAGTATGTGGATGGCGTGCAGACTTCACAGGGCATCCGTATTGGTTCGGAAGGTGCAGACGTAGATATTTACAGTATCAAGGTCTATAAGAAAGCCTTGACTGCTGGAGATATACGCCAGAATTACATGGCATCGTTGGATAACAGTAATGAAAAGATGGCTTTTCGTGAGAAGAACGACATTTTGAGCGGAAATGTTATCAGCTATGACCTTGCTTACGAAAAGTACAATGTCATGCTATGGAAGGGTAAATACGCCACTTATGGCAATACTAAAAGTGATAAGTTTAATGGCGATTTAATTATCCACATTCCTGGGGATCCAGCGCATAGCGGCACACTCTACAACATGAGCGAGAAAGGACAAGGCACCTCGTCCATGTTGTATTACTGGTGGAACGGTCAATGGGGCTTTAATGATGGCGGTTATTGGATTGACGAGAATGGTGTTAATCACGGTGCAGGCTATCAGCTGACAGAAGATGTTCCTATGGCAACCAAGTTAGTTGGTAAGGTTAATTTCGCCAGCTCTATGCAGAGCCATAAGATAGGCTCAACCGCCTTGTACAATGATGTGTGGAAAGAAGTATGTGGCGGCAATTCCATTACCGCTACTGAAGGTTTTGAAAATACACGTTCTGCCGTGTTGGAGAAACCCTTCCTGCTATTTATCCAAGAAGATGACACCAAGGAGCCAGAGTTCAAATCATTCATCACCTTTGGACCAGGTAAAGGCGATAAGCCTACATTCGGGTATGATAAGAGCAAGTTCCCCGATTATGTATGTATAGAGGGAGCTGACAATGACCGAGACTTGGTGATGTGCCGTGTGCCTTGGTTGGATGAAGATGTCGTATTGGATGGCGAAGACTGGAAGTACAACGGTCAGAAATCATGGAGCCTTGTCTTTGGTAATACAGCCAAGGTAGGGCCTTTCAAGGCTGCTTTCAACTTTGTCTATCAGTATTACGATAATATAGACTACTATGTCGGCACCCTTGAAGACCTCAATGCTGATGATACCGCCGATACCTCCAAGCATTATTGGTTGACCAAGGCAGGCAGCAACAATGCACAATATGACCTCTTCCGCTACGATTTCCTAACCTCTACTTGGGTAGGTGCTGGCTTGGAGAAATTGGGCGAAGGACAATACTCTACGGTCAATATCAATACCCAGTGTGGCAATGTCGGTTCAGGTACAGACTGGGCAGCAACTAATCTGTTGTTCAAGGCAGAGCGTACCGCCCAATTCAAAGCAGGTGTAGGCAATTACTTCAATGTTACTGAAGTGCAGTTTACGATGAATTTCTGTAAGCTGATTGCTGCCAGCGATAATCGAGGCAAGAATATCTATTGCTATGTGGACCCTGTAACTCACCTTATCGGTTGGCACCAAGATGACCTTGACACCATTTTTGACATCAATAATGTGGGTCAGAAAGAAAAACCCTATTATGTAGAGGAACATGACCTCAATTCCGTAGGCAGCTGCTATTGGAACAGCGAAGGTAACGCTTTGTTCAATCAAATGGAGAACGCCTTTCCAGCTGAGTTGCGAGCCAATATGCGAGAAATCCTTCAAGCAATGGTAAAGCTGAGTGATGACGGCACATTGTTGGGATGTATGGAGAAATATTATTTCTATGTTCAGAAGTACTATCCAGCAGTTGCCTACAATGAGGTGGCACGCTTGGTGTATGAAAAGGCACGTTTGGCATACGTCAGCACAGACGAGAATACCAAATATACCAATGGTACAGACCCAATTACACAGAGTTTGGGTGACAAGCTGCAAGCTGAAATCCAGTGGGTTAAGTTACGTTTGGCATATATGTCTTCATACGCTGGATTTGCAGAGTTTGGCAGACGAGACGGCGAAGGAGCCGCAGGTTCTTTGAACTTCCGTTCCATTACGAAGATAGACGGCACCAAGCCACAGTTCGCTTTCTCTATTGTACCGCATATTTGGATGTACCCGACTTTTGCTATTGGTAGTACGTTGCTTTATGGCGTAGGCAATTCTGTAGCCCCACGTATCAAAGCTGGTGAACAATACGATGTGACCATTGGTATGTCAGATGGCAATACCAATATTTTCTTGAATGGTATCGACTATATGCGCTCAATAGGTGACTTTACCGACAAGAGTTTGGGCGAAACCTTCAATCTGAGCGGTGCCCGACTGACCAAGTTTTATGTTGATGGGTTTGGAGCACGCCAGTTCCGTCCAACAGGCATGACCGTTACCGCCACATTGCTTCAAGAGTTAGTGTTGCGCAATGTCAGCACATTAGTAGGAGGTCTGGATTTGTCAGCTATCACCAAATTACGTTTGCTGATATTGACAGGAACATCCTTTAATACCGTAACACTCCCAGCCACCGAATATTTGGAGGAAATTGCATTGCCAGACACCTTGACTTCACTTGCTTTGGACCAGCAGCCTAATCTGAAGACTATTACATTGGCAGGAGCCAGTCGTTTGCAAAGTCTGTCGTTGGGCGCAGGTGTACCCGACTCACGTAGCATATTTAATCTTTGCTTCACAGGAAATGCACCTTTGAACTATCTGAAGCTAACCGATATTGACTGGAGTGATATTTCGCTGTATATGGTGAATTATTTAGCTTCTATTACAGACAGTCATGTAACAGGAAAGATAGCCATGCTGAATAATACCACCAATCGCCCGACTTTTGCCAACAAGGTAGATTGGATTAGTCAATGGGGTAATGTAGATGATAGCAGCAATCCGTTGTATATCACCTATTATCAAACTGCTATTGCCAGCATTACAATTCAAGGCACGCAGTACACCTATAATACAGGCAAACACACATTCTACTGCCTGCCCAATAATGTGAATGGCAATGATGTGGTAGATATACGCTGGACGTTGGATTCCAATATGTATGCTACTTTGGATAGTTATGAAAAAGACCATTGTACTATCAATGTGACACAGTTAGGAGATGAAGATACGATTGCTCCTACTACTACACTTCATTGTTATCTGACTAAGAATAATGGTGAAGTACTGGAAGCCACATGGCAAATCGGTCTCTATCCCAGACGTGCTCATTTAGGTGACTATGTGTTTGCCGATGGTACTTGGGGACCCACGAAAAGCGGTAAGACTATTGTCGGTATTTGCTTCTATATCAATCCCAAAGATGCCAATGACAGACGCATGGTAGCACCTGCCAATATTGTCAGTTGTCCGTGGGGACTCTATCCTGATGCGAATAATGGAGTATATCCCATTGAGTTACAGGATGATGAGAACTATAGCGTCTATGATATTGCCAGCATTGCCAATATTACATCTACTGGTTTGGCGGCTACAGGCTCGCAATATAAGTCATCAAACTATATGGAAGCCGAGAATTTCTTGGATGAAAATACAGACGATGGCTTTGTCAGCTTAGGCAAGAACTATGCAGCAGGCGATGGTGTAGCTGGTACAGATAATACAGGTAAAGACACCTTAACAGCAGAGTTAGCTTTGTTAAGCGGTGCATACAAATCTGGCGATGAGGTGCCTGTCGGTTTGGTAAAATCTCTGAAGGTAATACAGCATCGTAACAAGATACTGGAAGATTCTGGAGTTAACCTGCCCATCCCAGAGGCTACTGACGATATTACAGAACAAGGTTCGTTGAGCAACTTAATCAGTGAGGTTATTGCGAACAATGGCAATCTGAGTAAGTATCAACAATTTTACTATCCTGCCGTCAGTAAGTGTTATGCCTACCAGCCAGCCGTTGCAGCCAATGAGGTATTGGCAGACAAGTTTAAGGTGCATAACTGGTATCTGCCGTCTATTGGTGAGCTGTGCCGTCTGTATTGGCACTCAAAGAAAGGTCCGTCTTACGATGATGACCGTATTGGTGCTATCTTCCAGCGTGCAATTAACGAAGGAGTGTTTAGTGACTTTTCTGCCAGTTACTATTGGTCCAGTTCCGAGAGCAGTCAGAGCTACAGCTGGTACGTGTACTTCGGCAATGGTTACTTCTACAACTACCTCACCAAGTACAGCAGTAACGTTGTTCGGGCAGTTGCAGCATTTTAGCTCGTGGTGCGTCTTTTGACGCACCACAAAAGGAGGGTTTGCTAACGGATTTTGTAGTGATTGTGCTATGAATGTGATGGCAAACCCATTTTTTTGAAAAATTTTTCTGGATTTTCAAACCGCCCTATAAAAGCTGAGGTATTCTTGAATACAGTAATCAAAAATAATAATTAAAAAAGAACAATAGTCTATACAGACACATTGTGAACGAATTGACTTATGGCTTATATTCTTAGAAATGCAGGCAGCGCACCGATTTATCGGGAAACAGAGTTACTTATGTTACACTGTTTAGAGATGGCAGAACGAGTACCCAACAGTGTCGGTGTAAGACGTTTAACAGAGCGTCTTATTGACACGTTGACGGATTGTCTGACCACCTGTGGACTTGCATTGAATGAGAAAAATGCAGACTCAAAGCTCGAACTTATCACATCATTCTACTTGGAGATGCGTACCGTGAAGACTTGCATCGACACCTTAAAAGAGTGGTCGAATAGAAGTAAGAACGTCCGTATCATCTCTAACAAGCAGATGCCTCACTTTGCCAAGGCTTTACAGTCAATCTTCAATCAGGCGACTGAGTGGAGACGCAAGGTGATAGAGCAAAATTCTCTTTAGTCACGGTTACGACTATGACACTGGGGACATTTTTATTGAGAAATGGGCGTGTCACTGGAGATTTACCATCGGGTAAATGTTTAGTTAAGAATAAGATAGTACACGCATTATCTGCCAGTAACTATTGGTCCAGTTCCGAGAACAGTCAGAACAACAGCTGGAACGTGAACTTCGGCAATGGTAACTTCAACAACAACAACAACAAGAACAACAGTAACGTTGTTCGGGCAGTTGCAGCACTTGACAATGATTATGTCAAAGGATGGTTTGATGCCTTTGATGACTGTTGTAAGCATAAGAAAATGAGTACACAATGTGTCATGTATAGGTTATCATGGCACTTAGACCTCTTGAATTTGGCATACGAGGTGTATAGCCGAACCTATCATCCTACTACGAGTATTTGTTTTGTAGTCACACGTCCAAAATTGCGTGAGGTTTTTGCTGCAAATTTCCGAGACCGTATTGTACAGCATTGGTTGTGCCTACGTTTGGAACCATTGTTTGAGCAGCGTTTCGTTGAGCAAGGGAATGTCTCGTTCAATTGCCGCAAAGGATTTGGCACCTTAGCGTGTGTCAATAAAATAGCACAAGACGCAAATGTTTTGTCAAATGGTTATACTGAAGAAGCATGGTATGGCCAGTTTGATATTCAAGGATTCTTCATGTCTATTGATTGTGAAGTCTTGCTGGAATATCTCTTACCTTTCATCAAAGAGAAGTGGTCGTTCTGGGATGGTACGCCCTTTGAGCATGATTTGGATTTAGTCTTGTGGTTGACTGAAACAATTGTGCGCCACCGACCACAAGATGATTGTATCAGAAAAGGTAATATCAAGCTATGGGATTACCTGCCCAAGAACAAAAGCCTCTTTCATACTAAGCCCATGAAAGGCGAACCCATTGGCAATTTGACCAGTCAATTGTTCGCCAATTTCTATATGTCTATATTCGATGCCTGGGCGATAGAAGAAGCACGAAAGCGAGGAGCATTTTACGTCCGTTTTGTAGATGATTTCGCCTTTGTATGTAGGACAAAAGAAGACGCTAAGTATTTCCGACAACGAAGCAGGGAGAAATTGCGTATTCTATTAAAAATAAGGATGCACCCGAATAAGGTGTATATCCAAGAAGTCAAGAAAGGTATAAAAATTGTCGGCAGCGTAGTCAAGCCTGCCCGAACCTATCTCATCAACCGCACTGTGGCAGGGTTTATAGTAGCCATGCAAGAACTGGAGGCGATATGTAACATCCAGCATGATGGTCCGACAACCATTGAAGAAGGAATGGCAATTGAACGTAAAGTCAAGTCCATAAATTCCTATATGGGTTTTCTGATTCACCATAAATCCTATGCTATTCGCAGGCAAGTATTCTGTAGTATGAATAATTTTTGGAAATATTGTTATGTGAAAGGCAATTATCGAGTCGTTAAACTTAAAAAGAACGTAATAGTATGTTGACAATCAGTAAGATGACAGGTAATGACCAACCCCAGCAAATCCGCTATAAGATAAAGTTAGGGTTGCGTCAATATACTGTAGCATTTGATATACAAGAGTTAGAGGAAGGCGGTGAAAGCAAGCTCCAGTGGTCTGAGGCGACTTTTGATTTAGGAAAGCCAACCTATTCTCAGTTGGTAGCTGCTATTGTTCAGAGCCGTTACCCGAATGACGATATGCAAGCTATCATCAATAATCATCTGTTAGAAGATGGCGATGCCGAGCATGAAGCTGAGTGGGATGCGATGCAGGCATGGCGTGTTGAAGCCAAAGCCAAAGCTAAGGAGATACTGGAAGAGCTATAATCATCCCCTTCCAGTCATATAATTTGCTCCCATATTCCGCAACAAAAGCGAGATATGGGAGCTATTCTTTTGTAAAAATCGAAATATGAGTACAGTAGCAAAAGCCTCCATAACACTTGTGTCAATCAGCGATGCTTACGCAGTATCGTTAGCCCCCAGTATGTGTGTGATTCATGCAGATTATGATGGAAGCCACCCAGTACTTACAAATGCTTATACACTCATTACAGTATATTGTGGAGAAGTAAAAGTACCATTTACAGTAGAAATGGTTACAGCTTCTCATATTAGTATCAATTATAGTTTATCAAAAATAGATGATTGCACATATCGGTTAGCTATTACTGATTTGCATTATAGCTTACTGGAAGGTGGTTTAGATATAACAGTCAAGCCTAATGATTACACCACACTTAATGGACGATTTCTATTTACCGTTGAGCGTGAAAGCACGATGCTGGATTGGATTCAAGCGTGGGAAAGCAACAAGACTACGATTGGGGCTACTTCTATTATTACCCCCAAGTTGTTTGTTGGTAAGAAAATTACTGGTAGCTATGATTCGTTGGCAGAGGTGCCTGGATTGACAGGTGTATATATTGGCCCCTCTGAAAATGACAGTTGCGGTTTGTATGGCTATAAGAATAGCATTGAGATATTTCACTTAGATGAAACAGGCGGTAAAATAGGTGGCTGGGATTTGTCACAGGACGGCTTGTATTCGTCCAATGGTAAATTGCGCATATTAAGCGATGGTTCCATTCGTGCGGTCAACGATGAATTTGATACTATTTGGGAAGTGTGCGCCGATGGCTCTGCCAGCTTTGCTTTGGGCAATGTTCAATTTAAAGCCAATGGTGATGCAGAGTTCAAAGGCAAAATTACATCGTCCGAGGGTAATATTGCAGGTTGGACTATTACAGACAGCCTGCTCCATTGTGTTCCTATTGCTTTGTCGGCGACAGGTAAATATATTGCCCTTGCTAATATCTCCAGTTATCCTTTGTTAGCTGATGGCTCGTGGAATGGCAATCATTTTAATTGGGTACAGCAGTATGGTGGAGCAGCATTGTATTATACATCCAGCAGTAATTTTGGATTTATCGCTTATAATAAATCTGCCAAACAGGTGTTTGCTGCTGGTTCTACAAATTTCATTGCAGGTTGGAGTTTTGACGAAACTGCTTTGTGGATAGGTACAAAAAATAACAATTCCAATCAATATACAGGTGCTTCAGGTTCCTTGACGATAGGTTCAGAAGGATTGCGAGGTAGTACTTGGTATATCAATGCAAATGGTACTGCTTCTTTTGTAAAAGGGTTGGTTACTTTTGGTGAGACTTCAGGAACGATAGTCGGTTGGACATTAACTGGTAGCAAAATTGCTACTAATTATATTGCCTTAACTTCGGCAGCAGGAAGCTCTGGATTATATATGACAGCCAGTGCAAATGGTCAATTTATAGCTAAGGGGCCTGATGCAATGGAGAATTTCATCAATGACAATGGTGGAATTTATTTGAAAGTGTCTTCAGATAGTGCTAATTTGGGGGCATACAATTCTAAGGGGTCTCGCTTATTTAAGATTCAAAGCAACGGCACTTGCTATATTGCAGGTTGGAGTTTTGACGAAACTTCGCTTTGGACTGGTACGCAAGTAACATCTGGTTTTACTGCTTCGGGAAATATTTCTATTGGCCCTAATGGTTTACGTGGATATAAATGGAGATTAGAAAACGATGGATCAGGAGCATTAGCTGGAGGACAAATTACATGGAGCAAAGACGGCTCAGGCTCTTTGGCTGGCGGCAATATCAGCTGGGATGCGTATGGAAATGTCACTTTTTCTTCAGCTGTATCTTTAAGCTGGACGAAAGGGATTGATGAAGCTAAAGCCGCAGCTTCCAGTGCCAGTAGCGCAGCAGCAACGGCGCAATCTACAGCTGATGGTGCCAATACTAAATATACCAATATGTTGGGCACATACCTGACACATATTGGCTCTGATGGTATTTATACAGGAACATTGACTGCTGATCAGATCAACGGTTTATCATGTACTTTTAAGCAAGGCTCGATTGGAGGCTGGACAATTAACTCTGACCATATCACAAAGAATGATATATATTTAGGCTCCAATGGTGATATATACTGTTCATACAATAGTATAGAATATTGGAGAATAGATAATTTAGGTAAAGCAACCTTTGCCCAAGGTCAGGTAGCTTTCCGCAAAGACGGCTCAGGCTCTTTGGCTGGCGGCAATATCAGCTGGGATGCGTATGGGAGCTTAGTGTTCACTACACAAGCCTCATATACCAGTGGAAGTAATGACATGAACACTGGGTTTGGGGCTGTTTTGAAAATAAGTGCATCAACTGGTATTATAGAATCTACGGCTAAAAATGCGCCTTCCTATTCTACGGCAACTTCATATCTCTCTTCCAATGGCATATTCTCCAATATCGCAGGTATCAATGGTATGCCCAGCAGTAGTGGCTATACCCATCGAGGAGCAATAGTTGGTTTGGGTTTTGCTAATGTGTCAAAAAGTACATGGGCAATGGATGCCAATGAAACCATCGTCACAGGTGTTTATGGACGTGCAAGTAATTCAGGAACAGCCCCAGCATACGGTGGTTTCTTTTACAGCTTGTTTGCTGGTGGATTGGTGTTAGGGCGTAAATGTGTGTCAGGAACATCTAATTCTACCATATATTTGTCTGACAGTCATACATTGGTTATTGGATATACGTCAGCAACGGCTACTGTATATTTGCCGTCCAATCCTAAAGAAGGTCAAATTGTGATTTTTAAGCAATGGTGGAGTGGGAAAATGACAATTAAGCCATATACAGGACAATGCTTGTATGATGATACGTCAGAAAATGATTATTACGATTGTACTGAGGGCCAAACGGTTATTGCAATCTTTTCTATCGGATATATAACTTCAGGCGATACCACAACTAAAAAAGAGGCTTGGTTGATGGGGCGTTTCAAATTTTAAGAGCATGAAATACGGATATATAGAAGATGGCTATTTAAGAGCCAATGACTTTTCTTCCAGTCAGGTTGCACAATTATCAAGCGACTGGAAACCAGTTGATGATATAGACGAAGTACAACTTCAATGTGAAGATGGTTTTTATGTAAAGATTCAGCCATACGATGCTGGCGACCATATAGCGTTTCGCTACGAAAAGAAATTTGACACTAAAGCTGTTAGGATTAAAATTCAGCAGCTTAAAGATGATTTAGCAAGTGAAGATTATAAGATTGTCAAATGTTATGAAGCATCCTTGTTGAACCAAGAATTGCCCTACAATATCCAAGAGCTTCATATAAAACGCCAATCTGTGCGTAATCAAATCAATGAAATGGAAGCACAATTAACCAATGCGTAGAGACATACAAATAAATACATCAATCAGTGATATGGTGCTGAAGGACCAAAACAGGCTCAGCACCTATCCGTTCACATGGGTGTCAGAGAGTGATTTGTACCTTTTGGGAGAAATCACGATACCCCATACTTTTGATGTCAATAAGTTGCAAACAGAAGGTGTGAAGGTAGAAATACCTTATACACCTATCTATAAGCCATTCAAGGTTAGGATTATGCGTCAATTCGATGCCAATAACTCTATGGCAGTTATCAATCCTATGAATGGCAGTGAGTGGTTTGAGGTGCATACTAAGCTGTGGAACCAACAGAATATGCAGTTGTGTGCTTCTCAGCTTATTGTAGTTAGTCAAGATACCTATCTCGTGCAGTTAGACAATACAAGTGGGGTTGCATATATCTGGTCAGCCAATAATACAGATGCTGTAAATGTTGCTGCTAATATCCAGAATCGTAACTTACTTCTTCAGTGTATTCCTTCCAACAGTTATCGTTACCCCACCAGCGGTGTTGGATTAGTAAGGTTCTTGCACGCCAATTTAAGCCAGACTACATTGGCGAATATCTTACAAGATGAATTTAAGGCAGATAAAGTAACAGTAAAAGGTGCTGCCTTTGACTCCTATACAGGAGATATAGAGTTGGACTTAGATTTTTCAGAAGCCGATGCAAGTGTATAAAGTACATAACAATCAAAATATCTTCGATGTGGCAATAGCTATCTATGGTTCCATTGAAGGTATATTTGATTTGTTTGTCAACAACCCAGAACTATCCTTTGAAAGTACGCTGTATGGAGGACAAGAATTGTATTGGGATGAAGACTTTATAGTTTACGATACCATTGTCAATTCCCTCAATACAGAAAAGATTGTGCCTATCAATGGAGAGCGTCATGTATATTACAAAGATATACACGAGCCATTGCGGTGCGTGATACAGGTCAGTGAAGCCGATTCTGCCATTACGCTCTTATTGGCTGGCGATGGCAATATGAAAGTCGATTGGGGTGACAACAGTGAGCTGCAATCTGTCTCTTTGCAACCCACCATTCAGAACTACACCCATTACTTTGATAATGTAACAGACAGTCGTATGATCAGGCTGTATGGCAATTTCAATATCAAGACATGGGATATGTCACCTATCAACGGATTGGTACTGCCCACCCAACCATTAACGGTCGATGAAATTGAAATGAAACAGAACAAAGTATCGTTACAAGGGCTATTCCTATTTAACGGAACATATTCAGTCAAGATGAACAATATAACCATTTCAGACCTTTCGCCTATTCAGAATATGAGTCTATCATATTTGGAATTGAAGCAGATAGATTATACTTCCAATAATACGTTGGGTGCCTATCTGAAATATGTTGCGCAGCATAATAATCAACGGAGGAATTGCACGGTTGTTCTTGATACCCTGCCATCTGGCGTATATAGAGAACCCAGCAAGGACACCAATGGCAATTATATCATCACTTCTGGAATGGAAGCTATTTATGTGATAACCCATGAGGATGCTTGGAACGAAGCAGGTCCGTGGGTATTCAATATCTGTGGTACAATTTATCAATATGAAAATCCGAATATCGCATGAGCCGCACATTAACAGAAATATACAATGAAGCTGTTGATACCAGAAATAAATATCTGGAACTTACCGAGCTGACGAATGACTCAAAGATGTCGATTATCAATGCCTTCACATGGGTAACGTCAGCAGTCATCTACTCCTTTGAAACCCTGTTGGATGTTTTTATGACCGACATCTCTACGGTGTTCAATTCACGTATCAATGGTACGCCAGCTTATTATGCCAATGCCATGTTGAAATGGCAATATGGTGATGAGTTGGTAATCAACGATGAAGGTACCTCTTTTTCGTATGCACAGGAAGACGTAACAAAGCGTATTATTTCCCATGTGTCGTATCAAGAGGTATATAGCGCAGACTACAAAGATGACATTCTCATTCTGAAGGTAGCGACAGGCGAAGGCAGTGACATGAGCCGATTGAGTGATGAGCAATTAGTGTCGGTCAGAGCCTATTTGAACCAGATTAAGTTTGCTGGAGTTAAATGCAATGTAATCAGCAGAAAGGGCGATGTGCTTGTGCCGAGAGTAACCGTTTATTACGATGGAGCTGTCAGCAAAGAAGAGTTGTATGACGCTATTGACCAGTCGTTGACTCAATTCATCACAGACATGAAATTTGATTCCTTGATATATGCACAGAAAGTCATAGACGCTATCCAAAAGACAGAACACGTGACAGATGTGTATATAGACCCTAACGCTTCAGTGGCACAGGGTATCTTTCTTGCACAATACGATGACAATGACGAGCTGGGTGAACTGCAAAAGATAGACCGAAAGGTTTATACCTCCAGTGGCTATGCCAAACAAAGTACCAAGAAAGATGCGGAAGCGGCGTTGCCTACATTCAGAGAAGCCATTGCATTGGAACTTGAAAGCAATAGGGTATGAGAAGCTACAGAATCAATACGGACCGATTGGTGAACCAGTTGGTCCCCCATTATTTAGGCGGTCGGCGTGCTATATTGTTCCTTCAGTCTTGTTTGCAGCCCCTCAATTCCCTTAATGAAAAGTGGAAGACATGGGCAGACGAAAAAAGACTGGAAGCCGCCATGACCTCTCAGATTATACTACTGGAGTATTATTTGAATCACAAATTCAATAAATACCTCCTTGACCGTTCCAAGCGTATAGTGGTGTCAGACGGCGTGGTCAATGGCGTACCTATATTCTGGGAAAGTGGTGATGGACATGGTTCAGACTTGATATTGTATCATGCTGGAGAAACACCCAGTCAGAACACGGTATTCCGCTATAAAGATGAGAAGCAAGCCAACAGCGATGCCAGCTTCTTTATTTGCTGTCCCAATGTCAATCCAGCAGTAATCACACAAGATGAATTGACTGCAATGATTAGTTATCATGTGCGGAAATATTGTATCGCAGGTAAAAAATTTATTGTAACATACGGATAAGATGAAAGAATTTACATCACAAGTCGGCGGTAGATATACTTATATTGATGACATTCTGAATCTGCAAGAATTGTCGTTGGCAATGGTCAGTTTATTTGACGGTTGCGACAATTTTATAATCAGTGGCTGTCAGATGTCGGGAACCACCCTCACTCCAGGTTACGTCTTTATCAACGGAAAAATCCGTTATTGTGCAGGCGTTTCTGGGGTTAGTACGTGGCCTATTTATATCTACGAGCGCAATACAGTTGAAAAAGTATCGTATGCTGATTCGGGCGATAAGGTAGGGCGCAATGTATATGGCTGTACAGTTGGAACCAGTGTGCCTACGTCAGCAGACTTGCTTACAGGAGCCGTTCCTCAGTTTATCAAGATGACCAATGGGGGTGCTGCCATGCGTTTGAAGGACGCTTTCTTCGGCAAATATGCTCTGACTATTGACAGCTCATACAACTCTCAGAGTGTCAACAAAAGTATGTCATTGGGGGGAGATTTGACTGTTAATGGCATTATTCAATCTCACAATGCGCTCCAAACCGTCAGTGGCAACAGCAAGGGAATTGTCAGTTACAATTCTTCAGGCGATTTGATTGTTCAGTCAACTGCCACAGGACGCAATGCTTATCAGTTGGTGATTACCAATGATGGCGCATTTAAGTTTTATGTAGGCAATGCCCTGCTTGCAACCCTAACATCATCTGGTTTTGTTGCCAGTGTACCTATAACAGCCACGATATTGAGCGCAGGCACTACACGTTGCGCTAACAGCGATATATACAATTATGGTACAGCAACCGATGCAGGTGCTATCAAATTGAATATGCTGGGCTACGGCGGTGGCAGCAGTTATTACCGAGACACCATCATTGGAAACGGCAAGGGCAGTGCTATTCTGACCGTCACAGGTAAGACACGTCAATGCACGTTATCTGGCGATTTGGTGGTGACAAGTTCTAATGCAGCAGCCGTAAAGATTGGTCATGCTTTTTTGGCTAAAACCGATAAGACCCTTCAGTCGTATATCAACTGGCAAGACAAAAATGGAGAAGTAATGGCTACATTAGGCTATGCTTCTACTGAAGATTATGACCTGTATATCCGCAACAATTTGGGTAGCGTGCGTGTAGAAAGTGATATGTACGTTAAAGGGAGTCTGTTTGTCGGTGGCGTAGATATTATGTCCGTGCTGGTAGGAAAGGGCGATATGTCCACAGCATTGAGCAGTAAGGCGAATGTGTCGGATGTGTATTCTAAATCTGTTGCCGACAGCACTTTCATCAAGCGTACCGAAAGTATAAGTGTGTTTGTTAATGGTGCTGGCGGCGGCGAGACAGGAAAGAAGTCAGTCCGAGATAGTATTGGTGCTGCTTCTGCCAGCGACTTGAATGGTACAGTACAGAAATCCCAGTTATTCAAAGATATTGTTGCGGAAGGATTGCCAATTGCCTCTGACAGCAACTATGTCACAGCTCTGGAAAATCGTCAACGAGCCTTGTGTGAGAATATTGGAGCCGTATATAAAGACGATGCCCAAGTAGCACAGAAAGATACAGGCTGGGTAGCAGTTAACATGAAGAATTGCTCTATCTCTACCTTGTATGTACGCCAGATTGGACATACAGTATGTATTCAAGGCGAATTGCACACTCACCATAGCGGTACCATTTTTACACTGCCCAATACAATTGACCCTCCCAAGTATAAGATAGGTCAATCTTATTACAAAGGAGGAGAATGGAACTGCTATATAGCCGCAGGATCAAGAGACTGTGTGGTTGACACCTGCAACAATGGTTGTTCAGAATATATCGGATTTTTAATGACATATATCGTATAGAACTATGAGAATTATCAATGTAAGTGCTGACCTCAACAGTCAGAAGAATATCGCCCTGCAAGGTGTTGTACCTGTAGATGGCGCAGTAACAGCAGAAGTGTATGACGCAGCAAGAGTTGAAGCCAAAGAAGAAAAAACGGCGCAGGAAACACAAAAAAAAGGTAGGAAGACCAAGAGGGTATCGACTGAAGAAGTTTGAACAGACCCGAATAGGCTTCTTTCTCCAGCATGAAGTGCCAATAGAATATCAATTGCTGAAAGAGGTAACGGAGATGATGAAACTCCGTTACCCACCAGCAGAACTAATAGAATCCCTCTGTTATTCGTCAGATGACCCCTTTTTCCGCAAAGCAAAATTCTGGAGATGTCTGATTGAATATAAGAAATTCGGTTGCCGCCCACGTTTTGCAATTGGCACCAATGCCCAGAAAGAGTTGTACTACATCCGCAAGAAATTAAGGAAATACGTAGTTTGATATGTATAAAAATGTCAAATTACGTATTTTTCTTTTGCCAAAATGCTGTGAATTAAAAGAAATGTATTACCTTTGCAGCACAAATTGATGAATACTATCTCATATTTCCTTTTTAACACTGTAATTCATGCACAGGGTATCGCGCTTCTTCCAGCCGTTACCATGTTCGCCAAAGCCTATCAAACACCTGTACTTATTGAAATGTGAGATAACAGGGCTGTACAAGATAGGCTCCACTACAGGAGATGTGCGTGTCCGCATAAATAAGTTGTATAGCAACAGCCACGCCTTTCAGCGCAGCATTAAAACCGTAAAAGTCTGGGAAGGGTGTGGTTTTTGTGAATATTACATTCTACAATGCTTAGAGAAGCTACGGACTCCCCACCCCTTCTATTCAAACGGACATACAGAATGGTTTAAGTACACAAGTGATGAATCCAGTCTGATACGGACTGTTGAATCTATTATTTCAAGTTTCAAATGAGAAGATATGAAGATAATACAGCCATCTTTTTCTATTATCGACCAAGACTTCGGTATAGATGGCATTTTTAGACAAATCGAATTGGCAGGACGTACCTGCTATCGCAGTGAGGATAGAATCACAGAGACCTCAGCAAAAGTATTCGTGGAGCGCATGATTGCGTCTGGACATACGGCTATGTTGGAGCATGGCACAGTGTATTTGGCTATGCCAATGGAAACCATTTTACCCATCGAGGCAAATGGTTGGGGCAAATATGTGAAGAACCCATATTCCAAAGGTTATAAAGTATGTGAGGTAGGTGGCGAGAGACGAGTTGCTGTAACCACTAATTATCGAGTTCTGGTAGAGAATAGGTGGTTAGATGACTTGCGATATATTTGCGCTCCTACGATTTACCATGCCAGAAGAATTACCGTTTTATTCCATACCCAAGTAGCGATTTCTCGTGAATTTAATCGCCATCGTATCAATTCTATAGCAGAAAGCAGCACAAGGTATTGTAACTATTCAAAGGACAAGTTCGGTAACGAGATAACCCTTAATCTCCCCAGCTGGATTGAACCTGCTGCAATCACTCCCGATGCTATGGATAAAGCTGTTATGCAGAATAAGTTACTGGAATTAGCTAATACTTGGGGCAACGCAGAGGTCAAGTTCCCTAAAGAATTTACAGCATTGGATTATTGGCTGCTTGCTAATACTATGGCAGAATACTGCTATATGGGGCTTATTCAACAAGGATGGACCGCCCAGCAAGCACGCACCATATTGCCACTTGATACCAATACTGATTTGGTTCATACTGCTTTTGTAGAAGACTGGCAGCACTTTTTTGACCTCCGTGCGCTTGGAACTACAGGCAAGCCACACCCAGATGCCAGTTGTTTGGCTATTCCTTTATACAACGAATTTAAGAAACGTGGTTTACTATGAAAGTACTAAAAAGGAACGGTCAAACAGTAGAATTTGACCTTACAAAGGTTTCGGTTGCTATCCGAAAGGTGTTTGAAAGCCAGCATGAGGCATACGACCCACAGGTATTGGGTTTTGTGCAAAAAGAACTGGAGGCAAAAAGCAATGCTTCCAGCATATCTGTTGAAACCATTCAGGACATCGTGGAGCGTGCGTTGATGGAGTACAAGCACTTTGCGGTGGCTAAGGCGTTTATTCTGTATCGCCAACAGCACCAAGAAGCACGCTTTATCCGTGAGCGTATCGACTACATGGATAGGTATAGTAACTCTTCAGACAATGCCGCCACCTCTTCCGAAACCGATGGCAATGCCAACGTAACTATGAAGAATGTAGCCAATCTGGAAGGAGAAGTATATAAGACCACCAACCGCCTGATCCAGCGTCAACGCATGAAGAATGAGTTGCAGAAGCTCTATCCAGAAGTTGCAGAGCAGTATGAGAAAGACCTTCGTCACCATATTATATATACGCATGATGAGGCGAGTGTGCCTACTACGAAATTCTACTGCCAGGCAGTGTCACTCTATCCTTTGATGACAGAAGGCGTGGGTAATATTGATGGTGTTACCCCCAGTGAACCCAACGATCTGCAATCATTCAGTGGTCAGATTACCAATCTGGCTTTCCTGCTTTCTTCTCAATGCAAGGGCGCAGTAGCGTTTGGCGAGTATTTCATTGCGCTCAATTATTATGCCGTGATGGAATTTGGTCCTCAATGGTATGAGAAATTGAATTGCATAGTTTCAACACCTCATTGCAAAATTCAACGTACTATTCGAGATAGTATTTTGAAGGCTTTTAAGCAATTTGTGTGGGGTGTCAATCAGCCAGCTGGTAACAGAAGTTATCAAAGTCCATTCACGAATATCTCTTACTATGACCAAACATATTTCAATTCGTTGTTCAAAGATTTCTGTTACCCTGATGGTACCAAGCCTGAATGGAAAGCGGTTGATACCTTGCAACGGTTGTTTATGAAGTGGTTCAACCAAATTCGCCTGAAGCAGGTGTTGACCTTCCCAGTAGAGACCTTTGCTATGGTTCACGATGGGAAGAACGTGATTGACCAAGACTATAAAGAGCTTTGTGCGGAAATGTATGCTGAAGGACATTCGTTCTTTACTTATATTTCTGATAGCGCAGATAGTCTTGCGTCTTGTTGCCGCTTACGCAATGAACTTGCTGAAAACACCTTCAGTCCTACTTCTGGTCTTACAGGCGTGATGACAGGCAGTTGCAATGTGATTACGCTTAATATCAATCGGTTTATCCAAGATGTTGATAAGGCATACGGCTTTCATGGTGGCTGGCAGGAAAACACCTCTTTTATTAAAGATGAGTTGATTGCTATTCTGGAGCGTGTGTATAAGTATCATATCGCCTTCAAAACCATGTTGTATGACTTGGAAGACAAGGGGATGTTCGCAGCCTCTAATGGTGGATATATTTTTATGTCAAAGCTGTATAGCACTATTGGCATCAATGGACTGAATGAAGCAGCACGCTATTTAGGCATGACAGTTTCCAACAATCCAGAGTATATCAAGTTCCTGCAATTGATACTGGGCACTATCAAAGAGCAGAATAAGCTGCACTCTGTTCATGACCGCAAACGCCCCTTCCTGTTTAACAGTGAGGTTGTGCCAGCAGAAGGCTTGGGCGGTAAGAATTACAATTGGGACAAACAGGACGGCTACTGGGTGCCCGAAGACGAGAACTTGTATAACAGCTATTTCTACAACGCCCACGATGACACCTCTGTTTTGGATAAGTTCATCCTTCATGGCAGACAGACTTATCAATATACGGACGGTGGTTCTGCTGCTCACATCAATCTGGATGACCATCTCAGCAAGCAGCAATATTTGAGGCTGATTGACTTTGCTATCGAGAATGGTACCAGCTATTTCACATTCAACGTACCCAACAGCAAATGTGAAGACTGTGGGCATATTATCAAGAAGCCAGTAACTGTATGTCCTAAGTGTGGAAAAACGCATATTACCCAGTACACACGAGTTATCGGCTATCTTCGTCCTATTAAGACATTTGGCAAAGACCGCCAAATAGAAGCCGCAAAACGAGTGTATAGCAACGGAAAGGAGCAAGTATGATGAAGTATGTAGATACCAAAATTGTATTTGCAGAAGTTCCAGACGAAGTGACGTTGGCTATCAATATCTCCAACTGCCCCTGTCATTGTGAAGGCTGTCATAGTCCTTATTTAGCAGAAGATATTGGCAAGCCATTGAACTGGTCGAGCCTCAATGCTCTCATCCATATCAATCATGGAATTACCTGTGTAGCATTTATGGGAGGTGATGCCAGCCCGAAGCAAGTCAATGAACTGGCATGGCACATCAAGCAGATGGGGCTAAAGACCTGTTGGTATAGCGGTCGGCAGGAACTTAGCAAAGAGATTGCGCTGGAGAACTTCGATTTTATCAAGTTGGGGCCTTACATCCCCAGCAAGGGCGGTTTGGATAGTCCCAGTACCAACCAACGCTTTTACCGCATAGAAGACCAGCCGTGGTATGACTATACCGTCAAAGGTAAGTGTATGCGAGATATAACCTATAAATTCTGGCATTAAACCATATCTTCTCATTCCCTCCTTGTAGTGTATCGAAAATCATCTACAAGGAGGGTTTATAGTATCAAAATGGAGCAGAATTTTATGTTATAGTGGTGTAAACCAAGAAAAGTTTGCAGAAATATGAAAATTTATCGAAATTTATTTGGTAGTTAATTTGATATTTATTACCTTTGCAAGCGAAAACTCAAAAAAGTAAGATGCTACACGGTCAAGCACGCCTAATTGTGCAAGACGGTAAGGCGTGTACAGAAGCGGCCAATCTTGCATTTGAGAAGCTGTCAGACGGAGATTATACTGTATTGATTTTCGATGACGCAAAGAACAGGTCGCTACCACAATTGAAGTATCTATTTGGCGTGGTGCTGAAGGAAATTTCCGAGAAATTGCCCACTCATCCACCAGTAGATGCCCTATACAGGTACTTTGAAGAGATTTACGCTCCGATACATACCTGTAATCTTCCAGGAGGCGAGAAGTTTGAATACTTCAGTCTCAAAAATGAAAAAGTAAGTGAGATGAATGAAGTAATTGAGAGTATCGTTCATCATGTATCTACTGAATGGGGCATAAAGATAGAATCGAGAGATGCTGTCAAATTGCCAGAAGCAAAGGAACTTTGGGCTGGAGCTTATACCGAACAGTGGAATCTTCCCCTCTCGCAGAACAAATAATTTTCATTTTCAATGGAAGAAATGATTAAGAGTCCGTTTGACCTCTTTGCGGACGTGCAAGAAACTTACGAAGAGGCGTTGCAAAAAAGTGCTGATGAGAGCAAGTCGTTTGCCAAGACCAAACACTTCAGAATGGATTCGGTCGGCACTTATTCTGTCAGAATCCTGCCGTTGGCTCCAGTAAAGCAGCCAGACGGAACGTACCAGTTGGAGCGCAAGGGCTATGAGTACCCTACCAAGACACAGCTCCTCAAACTCACCAATCCCAATCCCAAGAGCAAGAAGGACCAGAACTTCTTTGTTACCGTTACACAGGCGAACTATGTCGGTTTGTCGGTCGATTTGATTGATACCTATATTCAGGTTGCCGAGGAGAAGTACGGTGATGACGAGAAGCTGATGAAGAAAATCAACGGTTCTGGATTTGAAGGTGGTTTGAAATGGAGTTCCCAGCGTGCCATGTATGTTCTTGACACCCAAAAGAAGGACGAAGGCATCCAGCTTCTTACCCTTTCTTATTCTCAGTATAAAGACTTGGAAGACCGCAAGATTGCTGTATGGGAAAAACTCCGCAAGAAGGATGCAAAGGCGTTCTGCCCTGTTTCCTCTATCCAAGGTGCGTACCCTGTGGAAATCACACGCAAGGAAGAGAATAAGAAAACCACCTACACCTTTAATATTGACGTACTGGCAGACACTATGCCATTGGAAGAGACAGAACTTCAAGCTCTGCTCGATGCTCCACGTCTGCCTGAAATTCTCTACCGCTACAGTCGTTTCCACTTGGAAGCCACCATTGAGTTCCTGAAGCAGTATGACGAGAAGAACGAGATGGACGTTATGAGCAGCAAGACCATTGCCGAAGTCATTGAGAAAATCAAGCTGGAACTTCCTACCGATGACAAGTCTCACTTCTCGTTTGATAAGAAAGAGCGCAACGGCGAAGGTAATGAAAACGAACCTGAAGAGAACACCATTGACACCCTCTGGAAACGCTGGGAAGACCTCAACGAGCGTGGTATCGGTGACAAGAGCGATGAAGGACAAGAGTTGCGAGATGACATCCGTGCCTTCATTGACGATAACGACTTGCGTGTCCGTGTGGTACGTGGAAAGAGCAACCAAGACCTTCTGGAAGCCATTGAAGATGCTTTGGAAGCCATCAAGTCTGGCGATGAAGACAAGGACGGCCAGCAAGAGGACAACATCCCTGCTCCAGAGCCAGAATCCGAACCAGAGGACGATGGCAACGAGGGCAATGAGGATGATGATAACGAGTCTGCCGCTCCTGCCAGAGGTGAGCATAACGATGACACCAATGAGCCAGCAGTAGGAAGTCGTAGAAGCGCACGTCCGATGCGCCGTAGAGCGAGATAATCATATTCTTTCAGTTCATATATAAACCGAGGGGAGAGCATCCTGTCCGCAGTGTGTTCTCCCCTTATCAATCCAAGCAATATGCAACAGAAACAACCAGTAGCCCTTTTGTTTAACGATATACATATCTCCAAAGACAATATCCCAGAGTTCCAAGCAAACTGGAATGAAGCCTTGCAGATTTGTAAAGACAGGGGCATAAGCGATATGATTATTGGTGGGGACCTGTGGTTGTCACGCTCCGCACAGACATTGGATGTCTTGATGGCGGTCAGACAAGCGATAATGAAAGCCACGTCCCAAGGATTGTATTTGACCATTGCTGAGGGCAACCATTGCAAGGTCAATCAAGAATCCCCTTTGGGCTATAGCCATATATTCAGTGAATATCCCAATGTAGATGTAGTAGATAGCTATACCGTTATGGATATTGGCGATGATGCTGTGCTGTATATCATGGGATATTTCCCAGAGAACGGTTCGTTCATAGAGCGGCTGCAACAGCTTGTTGAGTATGACCTTGACAAATCCAAACGAAGTATTCTATATATCCATGAGGGAATCAGAGGTGGCTTAGCAACACCCAGCGACCATGAATTACCCACCAATATCTTTGAGCCATTCGATGCAGTCTTGGTGGGGCATTACCATGACCGTAAACAGGTGGTTGGCACACGCATAGAATATATCGGTTCCTCTCGTCAACATAACTTTGGTGAAGACGAAGAAAAGGGCTATACAGTATTATTTGACGATGGCACATACGAGTTTATCAAGAACCAAGCCAATGTGCGATACAAGACATTGGCTATTGATGTTAAAGAACTTGATAGTTTTACCTTGTCGCAGAACGACAAGGAACAGGGGCTTTATAAGACCAAGCTGTGCGTCAAATGTAGTTCCGCAGAAGCCTCAACGATTGACAAGAAAAAACTCATTGAAATGGGTTGTACGAAAGTGGAGGTAATCACAGAAGGTACAGTGAACCAAGAGACTGCCACTCATACCTTAGATTATAAGTATGACAAGACTGGCATTAAAGCAGAATACACCACTTTCTGTGCTGACAAGGGAATAGAAAATGTAGAAATGGGGTTGCAATACCTCGATAAAATCAATTGAATATGTGGAAATTAGTATCAATACACGCAAAGAACCTGTGTGCCTTTAAGGAGTTGAATTACAAGCTCCGTCAAGACTGTACCACCTTAGTCTTTGGCAACAATATGGACAACGATTCTCAGGGGTCTAACGGTTCGGGAAAATCCGCTTTGTTGGAAGCCATTGCAATAGGACTGACAGGAGAGCCACTCAGAAAGGTCAAAATGGATGAAATCATCAACGATGCTGAAAATGACGCTGTGGTCAGTGTAACTTTGCGCAACCAAGCAGGACAGGTTATGACCATTGACCGTCATCTGTCCCGAAAGAATCCGCAAGACATCCAGATTATCGTCCAGACAGGTCCATACGATACCGATGTAGAAGAAATCAAGCAAGCTACCGTTGCAGACTATAACAAGTATGTTCTGGAAGCTATTGGGTTGTCAAAAGATGACCTGTATGCCAACTTTATTCTTTCAAAGAACAAGTATATCTCTTTCTTGTCCAGTTCCGACAGAGAGAAAAAAGAAATCATCAACCGCTTCAGCAATGGAAATATGGTTGATGAAAGCATTGCTGCCCTTCAAGCCGATATTGTTCCCATTGAAAGGGAACTTTCAGAAGCAACCACAGCCGTAGCGGTGGTAAACGGTCGTATTGAGACGTTACACCAGCAGATAGATATGGCATTGCAGGAATCCACGGAACGCTCTCAGAAAAAAGCGGAACGCATTGCTGGATGGAAGCAAGCCATCGTGGAAAAACGCAGCTATATCCGTGAACAGAACGAAGTAATGGAAGCAGCCAATAATTTGCTGGATAAGTATGCTGAATGTGATACTGCCTTGCAGAAATACGAGGAGAGTGACAAAAGTCTGGCAGAATGTTACAAAGCCATCTGCAAACAATTTGCAGACCTGCAATTGACATTCCCCACTGACTACACTACTCAAACCGCCCAGCAGCAAGCTCAAATCAAATCGTTGGAGAAAGAGCTTTCAGACCTTACCAAGCAAGCTGTTAAATACGACAAGGCATTGGAATCTGCAAAAGCTACCTACGAAAAAGTCAAGGGCAGATATGACAAGTTCCAAGAAGAGTATGGTACCAAGTCTGAGACTATCCAGAAAAAGATTGACGAGTTGTTAGCTGCTATCCGAAAACTGGAGAAAGAGAACAGCGACTTGAATGTTCAACACTCTTCATTGGTACGAGACATTGCCAATTTAGAGAAACAGTTGGCTGGCATCATCGTATGCCCCAAGTGTCAACATGAGTTTACATTGGCGAATGACATTGATATTGCCGACACTCGCCTACGCCTGCAAGACCGTAAGGGAGAAGTCAAGGATGTAGAGCAGACTATTGAGCAAAACCAAAAGAGCATTACCAACTATACTGAAAAAGGCAAGGCGGTCCGTGCTAAACAGAACGAGCTTATCAGCAGTAAGGCAGAATGGTCTCAGAAGCTCACAGATGCCCAAACTGAGGTTGACAGTGCGACACGCAACACTTCTTCTATTGCCAATCAGACAACTAAGCTCAACACCCAAATCGCTCAGCTTACTAAAGCGATTGAGGATGCTCGTTATCACCTGTTTGACGAAACATACGAGCTGTTGGATGCAGCCTATAAGGTACAAGAAGGAAAAGCAGAAACCGCCAAATTGAATATCAACAATGCTGAAGGAGCTATCCAGTCATACGAAGAATCTATCAAGGATATTGAACATTCAGCAGAGACAGATATTATTGCCAATCTCCAATCCAGCCTTGCAAAGAACGAAAAAGAACAGACCGAAGCCATATCGAAGCAAGAAGCCATCCAGAAGAAATTGAATACATACAAGGTGCAAGAAACCACCTTTGTAGAGTTCAAAACCCATTTGGCCAACACCAAGATAAACGCTTTGAGTCAGATTACCAACGAGTTCTTAGACGGCATCGGCAGTGACATTCATGTCCAGCTGTCGGGTTACACTGTACTGAAGAGCGGAAAAGTGCGAGATAAAATCTCTATCTCCCTGTTACGAGACGGCATAGACTGTGGTTCCTTTGACAAGTTCTCAGCTGGAGAACGAGCCAGAGTAGAGTTGGCCACCATACTGGCGATGAACAAACTCACAAATGCCAGTTGCGATGATGAAAAAGGCTTGGACTTGCTTGTCCTTGACGAAATCTTAGAAGCAGTTGATGAACAAGGGTTGAACAATATATTCAATGCCCTCAATCACTTGCAGATTACGTCCTTGGTAGTAAGTCACGGCAATATTGCTGAAGGCTATCCCTATCGGACTGTAGTCAACAAACTTAATGGTGTATCATATTTAGATGAACAACAATGAAAACCAAGAAGCAATTACACGTGACAATGTACTCAGTCTTGACATAGCCGAGCATTGCGGCTTTTATTCAACCCATGAATACGGTGTTTGGGATTTCACGCAAAAGAAAAGTAAAAACGCTCCCCAGCAACATCTGTTATTCTATAATACATTGGTTGAGTTTATCAAGAAGTACAATATCAAATTGATTGTTGCGGAAGACGTATGTGTGTCGAAGCACTTTATCGCCTCTCGCAAATTATCTGAGTTCAGAGGAATCCTCTGTTTGGCGTGTGCCCAGCTTGGATTGCCCCAGCCAGCTTTCATCAACGTATCAAGCGTGAAGAAGTGGGCTACAGGCGATGGCAAGGCAGACAAGAAAAAGATGATGGAATATTGTGAAAAGCGTTGGGGTATAAATGTAAACGGTAAAGATGACCTCGCAGACGCTATCCACATCTTCAAATATTATGTAAGAATATATAAACTATAAACAGCAATGAGTTACGCAAGAAACATAAGGCGTATGCAACGCAAAAAGGACCAGCAGCATTTGAATGTGCTTGCTACATTATTGGGGAACTTCTATGAGTTCCTGAGTAAGAAACCACAACCGAGCGATGACGAGGTGAGGGCAACCTTCATCTCCAGCGATAATAAGTGGAAACGGTATTGCACAATCCACAAGTTGATGAACGCAGATCACTTGTTTGTTCTCAACGTCAAAGAAGCGTGGACACGGCATACCAGCAAGCAACCTCAACCCAATCAACAATAAGCGATGAGGTAGCAAAGAAACGCAACATCCTATTTGAACAATACGTAACACCGTACTTGCGGATGATATACAAGTTATGTATTAAATACACCGCCAATCCTGAAGATATTCGGGATAACTACACAGAGGTGTTGACCAATATGTACAAGTATATCGAGACATACGACTCTGGGCGGTCTATCCAGACCTGGCTCCATATCGTGACAAAGCGATGCGTCTTTGACTTGGACCAGAAACGTCAGAAGTACCAGAATATGTGGAACCGAGACAACGAGGCAGACACATTCACAAATGACATGGACGCAGATGACATGGAACATACCAGTTACAGAGCTATGAATCTGAGCAATTACAAAGAGTTCTATAACGATGACATTCTGGATGCCTTAGAGCAGCTGAAACCATCGTATAAAAGAGCCTTACTGCTCCAGCAGGCAGGCTACAAACTCAAAGAAATTGCCGAAATCGAATACAAGAATGGTGCCTTAGAATCTCGTAACATCGAAACTGTTAAAAGTCGATTATTCTTGGCACGCCAGCAGTTACAACAACTATTGACTCGTGATGGAAACAGAAGAACGACTGAAGAAACAGATTAAGATTGTTTACACAGAAATAGTCAGGAAACTGATTGACCCCTCATTCAAGTTCCCTGAAGGTGGCAAGACAGACCGCAAACTGTCGAATTTTATTCTGAAATTCACAAAGATGTATGGCGGCGAGTTCAGTACAACTCGTCTGGTGGATTATTGTGTCTTCCAAATTCACAAGAACCGCCAGTCACCTCACCAGCGTACCCTCGCCCCCAACACCTTTGGCGATACCGCTCTTCAAAAGTACCAGCAGATGACTTCCAAGCAGAAGGCGTATGCCGAGGACAAATGGTTGGAAGAAGCCCAATTGACCAGAACCCATCTCAATTCACTAATCTCAACTGAGAAGAAGGTACATCCCTTGTCGAAGTACATCTATATGGCTTCGGAAGAAGGTACTAAAAGACGATGTGTGAATACCGAGGTGGGTATGGTCATTTGTGCTACCTCGACTTTGATGTGGAGTCCGTTTTCAGACACTTGTCAGCAATGCAAAAATGCCGATGAGTGCAAGCAGGCAACCGCAACCAAATATCCAGAGTTGTATCGAATAAGAATTGAAGAATATGGCGAAAGCAAAAAATGAAAATGTATTGACGGAAGACTTTCTGTTTGAGTTATACTTTGCTTGCTTCCAGTATGATTACGTCTGTAATTTGGTATGCCGTTATATGCAGCCTTCTTACCTTCCAGGGCGTGATTTCCAAGCATTGCAAACTTATATCAGCAAGTATTTCAAAGAACACAAGTCTGCTCCTACCCTCAATATTATCAGTCAGATTGTGTCGGTCAACAGAGAGGTCAAGGCTCTTTTGGACGATATAAAAGACTGTGCCGAAGGCGAGGAGCCAGACATTATTCTGGAGCAGTTTGAAGACTACCTGAGACAAGTCAAGTTCCAGAAAACATATAAGGAGATAGGTGAACTATATGCCAAACAAGACAGAGACAAAGCAATGGAACTGTTGCAGTCGTTTGCTGAGTGGCAGAATGAGTTCAGTCTTCAACAAAACACCTTTGTGGATGTCATAGACACCTTTGAATCACGTTTCAAGCGCAACAGAGAAAAGCACAATCAAGAATCCAAGTTGCAGCCTATCACCAGATTCTATATTGACGGACTGGATGAGATGAACGGTGGCAGGGATTTGAGAGGACAGTTGACTTGTTTTCTTGCTCCCACAGGTGTAGGAAAAAGCCATGCCGCCCGATGGATAGGCAGGTGCGCCACCCAAATGGATGGATTGAATGTGCTGCATATCCAGTTGGAAGGCAGTGAAGACGAAACTACAGATGCTTATTCGGCTTCGTTAGTTTCTTGCAGTTCATACAAATACAGTACAGGTACATTGAGAGACAAGGAATTTGAACGCATGGTAGAAATGGTCCAATCCATGTCAGGCTCTTTGAAGGTCAAATCCTTCCCGAAGTTTGCCAACCAAGTATCTACTGTAGATGTCAAGAATATCATAGCTGAGTATAAAAAGCTATATGGTTGTAATCCCGATATTGTCATCATCGACTCTATGGACCTGCTGACAGACTCCAGTGGTCGTAAATGGACAGAATCGGGAGAACGCCATAAACGCATTGCTGTGGCAAATGACCTCAAAGATTTAGCTTCAGATGAAAACGTATGGATGGTTGTAACCTATCAGGCAACTATCGAAAACAGGGAATGGTTAGATGATGAAAAGAATGTACTAACCGAATACAACTGTGCAGAAGCCAAAGGTCTGAGCCGCCCCATGACCCATCTAATTACTCTCAACCAGAGTAGAAATGAGGCGAAAGAAAATACGATGCGCCTATATGTAGCTAAGTCACGTTTCTTCAAAAAGGGTGATCCAATACGTATAGCCACGGACTATGACAATGAATTATTCTATGACAGAACAAGAACTATGAATTTGAATAAAGTAGCATAATATGAATCTGAGTAAAGAAGAAAAGCAACATCTCATTGACGAGTTAGCCATAGAGTTGCACGCAAAATTGGATGGAGGGCGCAAGAACCTTATCGTGCCAGAATGTATTTGGTGCGGCAAGAAAGGCGGTAAGATGGGGGTGTATGTGGGCGTAGAAACCGAGCGCAAGAAGCCCTTTATGGCTCATTGTTTCTCATGCGGTCGTTCCACCCAGACCCTTGAACAACTGTTGCAAGAGATAGGCCGAACGGACCTGATGGTAACAGAAACCTTTGACCTGACAGCAGGTGAAAAGTTAGATGACTTCTCGTTCATGGAAGAAGAAAAGGAGCTGGATGATAGCTTGGGTATTGTGGAGATGCCCGAAGATTACAAACGGACCTATTTCAACCGCTATTTACGCAAAAGAGGTTTTACTGATGAAGACTACGAATATTTTCCAGTAGGCACTACCAGAGGGTTGAATTTTAAGTTTGATGATTATGTGATATTTCCCATTATAGACAATGGCGATACAGTGGGATATGTGTCCAGGCATACATGGGATAAGGCAGATATAGACGAACATAACCGTAAAGCAAGGCATAACGGCAAATTCCAAATTATGCGATACAGGAACAGCACAGAGAACGATTTTGTCAAGCTGCTGTATAACTATGACGCTGTGATAGAAGGAGAAACAGATACCGTGATACTTGTAGAAGGCGTGTTTGATGCCATTGCCTTGACCAGAAAATTGAATCTGTATGAGAACCATCGGATAGCCGTATGTGCCACATTCGGTAAAAAGATTTCAGATGTCCAGATATACAAGCTGCAAGCCAAAGATGTAGAAACCATCGTGATAGGTTATGACGGCGATGCCACAGAAGCCATCAAGAAGACTGCTGCCCAACTGAATGAGTTCTTTGATGTATATGTGGCAGATATTGAAGACCCTACCGCAGACTTTGACAGCATGGATTTCTGGGAGGTGTATGATACGTTCGCATATAACCTCAAAACAGTAGCAGAGTATAAACTTCAGAAAATATGATATATGAGTGAAGAATTGATAGCATGGCTTCAAGCCAACAAGATACGATACCAAGTAATTGACAGCGATGTCATAGAAATCATCGGTTTTGGAAAGATGTACTATGAGGACACCAATCTGATTAAGTCCATCTTCCGAACCGATGCCGACAATAACATCAAGTTCAATACGATGGAGAATATCCAGACCCTACAAGACGAAGGCATCAACTATATCGTCTTCAAGTTTGGGGATAACTGGTACTACTATGACACCCGAAAGGAGTTCAAATTCAACATCCTCAAATATGTAGGTGAGCGTGAAAAGTGCGAGCATGAAATGTCCTTTGTCAATCTGGGCATCCATACCCCTTTTGAACTGTTGAACGGCAGTTTTTCGTTAGCCGATTGGATAAAGAAAGCCAAATACCTTGGTCAGACCGCTATCGGTATCTGTGATGCTAATACGATGGCAGCAACCCTTATTCTTCAAAAGGAATGTAAGGCAGCTGGCATTAAGCACGTCTTCGGCTATTCCCTAACATTTACCGATGGCATAGAAAAAATCGGAGCAAAAGTCTATGTCCAGACACAAGAAGGCTTACAGAATCTCCTCCGCATACAGAAAGCTATTATGGTAGATTCCGAGGAACATATCATTGAACTATCGGACCTGTTGAAGTATGGCAGAGGGAATGTGCTTGTGTTCAGCAAATATGCCTCCAGCTGGCTTGCGAATTTGGGCGATGCCATTGACCAATTCATTGACCAGTTCCTTGATAGTTTTGAGGATTGTTACTATCAGTTAGATTTGTCAGAGTTCAAGGCAGAACGTATTGACATACAACTATTGGAAGCTACCAAGCTGTACTTTGACGAAATCTACGAGACAGGCGCATTGCCTCCAGTACTGATAACTGACTGCTATTATCTTGACAAGGACGATGCGAAAAATAAGATTATCCTCAACAAGATAGCTGAGGGGGCGGCACATGAGCAGTCAGAAGACCAATATTTCAAGGATATGGACGAGCATTGGAACACAATTGTTCCCTTGTTTGACGAAAGCAAATGGGACATAGCTGACATCTTCAGCTGGGCTTGCGAGAACACCGTGGCTATCGCCGATGGTGCTGAAGCCCAATTTGAGACCAGCAGAAACTTCATGCCACAATACGATATGACACCAGAAGAAGCAGAGCGATTCGGAGACCGTCACACTATGTTCTTGGAGCTTTTGGAAGAAGGATTTAAGCAGTTAGTGCCAAAAGGACAGGAGGAGAAATACCGCAAGCAACTGGAACATGAAATCTATGTACTGGAATCTACCAACAATGTAGATTATATGCTCGTTCAGTATGATACTGTGAATTGGGCACGCAAAAATGGTATTCTGGTAGGCTGTGGGCGTGGTTCGGCAGGAGGCTGCTTGGTGTTGTACTTATTAGGCATTACTCTCATAGACCCCATCAAATACGACCTGTTGTTTGAGCGTTTTCTGCTTCCAGAACGTGCTGGTTTATACCCTTCAGATGCCACTATGATAGGTGATGATATAGATTCCACCCATTACATAGAGGTAGAGTTAGAGAACCATAAAATCTTCAAAATTGACAAAGATGCCCAACTGTTAGTGAAACGGCAAGACTTGGAAGAGCCTATTGTTATTTATGCCGATGAACTGCAAGAAGGTGATGACATACAGTTTGATAATCGTGATCTGCTATTTACCCTAAATGAAATTGAAGAATGATTCAAATTCTTAGAAAGCCTGGCTGGGAGCTTAACCCCAACGACAAGGTGGTCAATGCCATCCTCAAACGATGCGAAATGAATGGTGGCGAGTGCCCATGCCACAATGAATCAATTGACAAGCAATGCCCATGTTCCGATTACCGAGAGCATGATGTGTGCCATTGCAATCTCTATCTCAAAAAACAACAGTAAATGAATCAGAAATGGAAGATATGATTTTGACAGACGAGATGAGCAGGGCAATGGAACTTGTTCAGAAAACCAATCATCATGTGTTTATCACAGGTAAAGCAGGAACAGGTAAAACTACGTTCCTCAAATACCTCATCAAGAATTGCAAAAAGAACTGTGTGGTAGCTGCCCCGACTGGCATTGCAGCCATCAATGCTGGAGGTGTGACCTTACATAGCTTGTTTGGTATTCCGTTTAAGCCTATCTCTCCAGTAGAGAGATTAGAGTACAAGTTCACGGAATACAAGACCGCCATGCTGTTGAAATTGGACCTGCTGATTATTGACGAAGTAAGTATGGTGCGCCCAGACATCATGGACACAGTAGATAGAAAACTACGTTGGGTCCGAGAATCAGACGAGCCGTTTGGCGGCGTGCAGGTGGTGATGTTTGGTGATTTGTTCCAATTGCCTCCAGTAGTCAAATCTGACGAAGAAGAAATCTTAGGTCGCTTTTATGATGACTATTTCTTCTTTAATGCACAAGTATGGCGGCAAATGGGTTTCCATGTGATAGAGCTTAATCAAGTGTTCCGTCAGACAGACCAGACGTTTGTGAATGTCCTAAACAATATCCGCAACTATAAGGTGTCCGATGAAGAACTGGACATCCTCAGCGAAATCAAAGACAAGAATATCAGCCAGTCATATACAGGAGAGTATATACATATCTGCACACATAGAAAGGATGTGGAGAAAATCAATACATCACTGTTAGGTGAGCCGACATGGTGTTACAAGGCAGTGCTGAAAGACAAGTTTACAGAGTCCGCTGCTCCCTGTGATATGGAACTGAAGCTGAGAGTGGGAGCCAGGGTTATGGCTTTGTGCAACAATCCTCAGCAAGGATATTACAATGGTATGCTGGGATTTGTTGTTGACCTTAACGAAAAATTCGTGACAGTCAAAATGGACAATGGGTGTATTATTAAATTTGAGCCATATACATGGTCTAACAACCAATTCACTTTGCAAGAAGACCAAATTGTATCAACGGAAATTGGCTCATGCACCCAGTTCCCATTGACATTGGCTTGGGCGATAACTATTCACAAGAGTCAAGGCTTGACATTTGACAAGGTAATACTCCATGTCGCACGCACATTCTGCTCAGGGCAACTGTATGTAGCATTGAGTCGTTGCCGCACGCTGGAAGGTATTGTATCGGATGCTTATATCACTAAGCGTATGGTTATTCCAGAATTGGCTCTGATTGATTTTGAGAGAACCTATAAAGCTGATAATAACTGGTATGGTAGGAGAATAAAAGCATGAAAGTATTAAGTGTTACCAATAAAAAATCTACAAAAGCGGTCAAGGTTATTGACTGCTTTGTGGACCAAGGGTATTTGCAAGGTAATTCGGGAAGTCTCCCAGATGTGGATGTGGACTTTCAAGCAGACCGCCGAGAAGAAGTGAAGAAATACATAGAACGCCGTTATAACCATGATGGCAAACAACGTGTGTTCTCAGCAGGTACGTTTACGACTTTGAAGCTGAAAGCTATATTGAAAGACGTGGCTCGTGTTCATCGGGTTCCAGTCAACATCGTCAACTATATCACAGCGATATTTGAAGATGATAAAATGGACTGGACAGACCTGTTTCTTATGGCAGCGGAGAACAAGAAAGTGCGTGCTTTCATCATGGATTATCCACAAGTGATAGAAGACATCCGTACATTGATGGGGCAACCACGTTCCTCATCGGTCCATGCTTCCGCATTGCTGGTAACTCCAGACGATAAGGACGGCAAAGACATGGAAGCCTTTGATTTCACACCCATCAAAAAGGTCGATGGTATGCTGGTGTCTGAGTTCTCTGGTTATGACTTGGATGAACAAGGGCTTCTGAAAAACGACTGCTTAGGCATTAAAGAATTGTCGAAGCTGCAAGCTGTTATTCAAATGTGTAATGAGAAGTACGAGGCAAACTTGACCTTCCAAGGTATTGTACAGAGCGGACTGGATGATCCAAAAGTATATGGGCTTCTTCAGAAGGGCTATACTCAGAATGTCTTCCAGTTCTCATCAAAAGGTATGACCAAATTCTTGGTAAGCATGAAACCGTCAAAGATAGAAGACTTAATTGCCGCCAATGCCTTGTTCCGTCCAGCAACCTTGGATTCAGGTTCAGCAGACAAGTATGTAGATTGTAAGTTAGGCGATGCTGAGCCAGTCTATCTCTGGGGCACCTACAATGCCATGAAGCACACATACGGCGTGCTGTGCTATCAAGAACAATTAGCACAGATAGCACGAGAAGTAGGCGGCTTGTCATTGGGAGAAGGTGTCAAGTTGGTCAAATTCATCTCTAAGAAGAAGCAGGAAAAAATCAATGCCTACAAAGATAAGTTCATGGAAGGAGCGTTGAAAAATGGCTGTCCAGACGAAGATGCAAAGGCGATCTGGAATATGTTTGAGGTGGCTGGAAGTTACCTATTTAACGCTTCCCATGCTACGGCATACGCTGTAACCGCATACGCTGGAGCCTTTCTGAAAGCCAACTATCCTACCGCTTTTTATACTGTTGCTCTTCAATGGGCAAAGGATGATGAAATACCCACTTTGATGAGCGAGATGGAGTTGTGTAGCAATGCAAAAATTGTACCTCCAGACATCAATGTCAGTGGGGCGACTTTCCAGACTAATTTCGATACCAATGAAATTTTCTGGTCGCTGTCACGTATCAAGATGTTGGGAGCCAAAGCTACCGAATGGATTGTGGCAGAGCGAGAAGCCAGAGGCGTATTTACCAGCATCGAGAATTTCATCCATAGGATATTCCGATACAAGTTGAAGAAATACCAATATTGGGATGACCCTGACAATCCAGAAGAAGCCACCAAATGCCCAGTCAACGCCCGACATATCCGTCATTTGATTTTGGCAGGCTGTTTTGATAAGATTGAAAACGCCCAATCAGTTATAGAGCGATATGCCATATTGGAGAAAGCTGCCGACTGCTTAGGATTTACCATCGAAGAAAAAGACATACCGATGGATTTACGTGACAAGCATTATTTCTGGAGTCAGCAGCAAATATTGGTAAGTGGTATTGGTGCCATAGACTACAAACGTATCTATGACAATTCAGAGTCCAAGCCAAAGATAAAAGGTAAGGCAGCATGGGCATTGCTGAAGAATATCCTCGACCCAGAATATGACGGCAAGCGAGTGGCTATTTGTGCCAGCATCGTGGACATCGAAGAAAAGAAATACATGGATAAAAAAACAGGAGAGCAAAAGATGTACGGCAAACTCCTGTTGCAGCAGAACAACGATTTGGTGGAAATGATGATCTGGAACGAAGAATGGATGAGCAAGCGTGCCGACATTACACATGGAGGTGGCGTTGCCAGCGCAAAGAACAAAATGCTTATTTGCTCCGCTCAGGTCAAATTCAGCGAATACAGCAACGCCAACACATTACAACTGTATAAATCATCAATAGTAGAAGTAATATGAAAAAAAGAATCATAGCAATAGTAGGAGAATCGGGAAGCGGTAAAACATTCGCTTCCCAATATCTCCAAGAGAAATTCGGGTGGAACGCCATAGTTTCTTACACTACAAGACCCATGCGTAAAGGCGAGGTAAATGGGCGAGACCATTGGTTTGTCAAACCGTCACAAGTGCCGCCCAAGTCAAGAATGTGCGCCTACACCCAGTTTGGAGGATATGAATACTGGACCGAATGGAACCAGTTCCAGACCTTATTTGACTGTGTGTATGTAATTGATGAAAAGGGATTGATTGATTTGATGGCCAAAGAACAAACACCCATATCTTTCCAGCTTGTAACAATCAAAATCAAAAGAGATAAAAAAGATGGGATAGATGAAGTACGCCAGGCACGAGACAAGGAACGTATAAAATTGTCCGATGAGTTCTATGACTATGTGATTAACAACAACGAAAGTCTGGAAGCCTTCTGTGCCTCATTGTATCTAACCGCCCAATGTATCATCCAAAAAGAACAATAATTATGGCAGCACCAACAAATGACAAACAAGTAATAGTAGCCTTTACGTTAGACTTTGAAACAGGAGGCTTAGATTGTACGGATTGCGCTTGCACCCAGATTGCCTTGCACGCTGTACGTATAGATACCTTTGAAACTATCGACCGATATGTCAAATATATCTATCCATACAACAAACAGGCAGATAAAGGGGTAGCTAAAAGAAAGGTACTGAAAAGTAAATTTGAAAAAGATGATGAAGTGCCTATGAAATATGAAGATAAAGCCTTGACCTACTCAGCTATCACAATGGATATGCTGGAGAATATGGGCGAAGACATCAAAGTCGTTGCAGCCGAAGTCATAGAGTTCATCAAACGAAATATCATATCCAAGGGGCGTAATGCAAAGCCATTCCTTATCGGTCAGAATATTGGCTTTGACATAGGTTTCATGCAACAGCTGATGGAATACGGTGGACAGACAAAGGAATGGGAAAAACTGATAAGAGGTCAAAAAGATTTCTACGGTCACTTCCAGCCATTGTATGTTGACACCATTGTATTAGGACAGATGGCGTTATCACATTTGGAAGGCATGACCTCATATAAACTGGAAATCATGGCAGAAAAATTCGGTATAGAATTGGATGATGCCCATGATGCCGATGCAGACGTAACAGCCACGACCAATGTCGCAATGGTATGCGCCCAACGTATGCGTAATACTGCTGATTATGATGGTGGTACAATGGTTATGACCAAAAAAGAAAAATCTCGTATTCATTTCAAAATTTAACCACATGGAAGAAAATAAAGTATCAGTGCCATTCAGCAATGAGCCAGAGGTAGTATTTAATGCACTATCTGACAAAAGAATCTTTGGAGTCAAATCTGAAGAAGACCAAGAAATGATTTTTGAAATTTCTGGATATGACCTGCAAATCAGGTTTAATCGAGACCGTTTGCAGACCTTGGAAGACATTGAAGGAACATTGGAAGGCATCAAAGATATGTTCAGAAAACTCATCATGGCAGATTTGCTAAATAAAAATGAAAGTAATGAAGACTCTGGCAACGCCCAATAGATGAAAACTCTATTCTTACTAAACGGAACCCAGTAATCCGCTGGGTTCCATTAAAGTTTAGCAAGATGGACAAAAAAATCATAGTACCTAAGACATTAAGTCAGAAAGAAAGAGATTTCTGTGAGCTTTTTATATTCGGGTGCGACCCCTATACAGGTAATGCCCGAAAATGTTATGAAGAGCTATTCAATGTCAGCAGTCTAACATCTCTCAAAGATGCCCAAGAACTGATGGCACGAGAAGATGTAAACGAGTACCTTACCCAGCTTCGTATCGTTGCCAATTACAACAATGCGGACCTGAAAGCACGTCTGACAGAGAAGCTGTTGCATATCATAGACGAAACATCAACTGCCCAATATACAGACCGTAGAGGAACAGTGTTGTCACCTGCTCCCTTGCGGTCTGTTGCCGTACAAGCAACAAAAGCCTTGATGGAACTTCATCCAATAAAGGTGGCACAGGAAAGCAAGCTGGAGCTGACTGGTGGAGATGGCAATGCAGGCATCACCTTCAATGTCATTGTACCCCAAGAACAACCTCAAATTCCCGAAGATTAAACAACAATAAATATGGAACATAAAACAGTAAAAATCATTTCCTCATCGGAACTTATTAAATTGAGATTGAAACCTTTGGTTGGCAGAACAGGCGTTGTAGTTGCCAAAGGCGAAAAAAGTGGTTATTGGGTTGAGCTGGACAAACCCTTCCAGAATGAACGAGAATGGTTCATCCCCAACCAATCGTTACAAGTTATCGGTTAAAGTATGAACAAGCTCACAATCTGGTTATTGGTTGCGTTGATTGGCATGGGCGCAGTTGTTGGATGGCATTATAAACGTATTGGGCAAATTACTAACGAGCGCAACCAATATCAGCAGAATACATACAGTCTGCTATCGGACATCGAGGAATTGCGTGCTGACTCCAGCCTTCAAGCACGTCAAGTGCAAACACTTTCTCTCAGCTTGGAGGAATATAAGAAATATAGGGCGACAGATGCTCAAACCATCACTGGCTTAAAACTGAAACTTAAACAAGTATCGGCGGTAGCCAAACAAGAACTGGAGGTAAACGTGCCTATCAGTGCGCCTGTAAAAGACAGTGTGGTGGTATCAAACGATATGCCCGATACTATTCAGACAATTTCCTATAAAGACCAATATGTTTACTTTGACGGAACAATTCAACATGACAGCCTGATAGCTCAATTCCATGTACCAGTAACGATTTCACAAGTACTATACAAAGTACCCAAGCATAAGTTTTTATGGTGGTCATGGGGTTGCAAGGCTGTGAAACAAGTGATTATCACAAATAATCCATACGTGCAACTTAACTATTCAGAATATATAGAAATAAAATGACAGACGTTCAATCAGTAACAGAGGTAGCAAAAGGAATCAGTGAATATGGCATGATGGCCATCACAACAGGTTTCTACCTTTTGCTTTCGGCAGCAATGATGATTACCATTTTCAAGTGGTTCAAATCCATTATCAACAAAATGCTGGAGGATTATAAGACTTCAGCCGCCAAACAACAGGATTGCTGGCAGACGTTGCTGACAGAAACCCAAAAACAAAATGAAAAGCTCAATGGGCTGTTGGAGGGCTTGCGACCAGAAACTCAGCTTCGCATAAGGAACCTAACAGGATTTGCTTTCGACCTGGCTGTGGAACAAGTATGCAGAATCATCAAAAAAGTCAGGGAAGAGAATCACATCGTTGATCATGCAGCTACGGCAAAGAAAATACGCCAATTGCTCAAAAACATCCATGAAGACCGTAACAGCAGGTTCGACACCTTCACATATAATGGCGAAAAATTATCCGTGTATTGTGATGAACGCTGGATAGAGGATGTTGCTGTAGTTATAGAGAATGAGATATACAGTGAAAGTGGGCCTAACAATGGCAGAGCATACACCAATGTCAAAATGGCGTATGACAATATCAAGACCGAATTTTATCATAACTTAAACCGTTAAAGACATGAAACTCAGACTCAAAAGAATTGCTTGCAAACCGCTTTATAGTATCGGCAAGCTCTATGTAGATGGACAGTATTTCTGTGACACCATCGAAGATAGAGACAGGGGCTTGCATGACGGCATGACGGAACAGGAAATCCGCTCAATCAAAGTGCCCTCTGAGACTGCTATACCCACAGGTACCTACAATGTGACCATGAATATCCAATCACCTAAATTCAAATCAAAAGCAGCCTATGCTTTCTGTAATGGCTACCTACCCAGACTTTTGAACGTGAAAGGATTTGATGGTATTCTCATCCATATAGGCAATACACAAAATGCGTCCGCTGGGTGTATTCTGGTTGGTCAGAACAAGGTAGTAGGACAAGTTATCAATTCTACTGAGACCTTCAAAAAACTGTATGCTGTACTGGACGCAGCTCATAAAAGAGGTGAAAAAATCAGCATCACAGTGGAAAAATAAACGATAAGGAGGCAACTTCCCAATTGCCTCCTATCTATTCTTTACAAAACAAATATCAGAATTATGGATTTACACATTAGAGAAAGGTTGCTTATTCCAACCATCCTTCCTGAAAAAGGAAATTTTATGGATTTCAATCTGAAGAAGTCCATCGTCAAAAAGGTCGCTCTTACGGAACAAGACAGAGCTGATTATGAAATTGTAGAGAAAAAGGAGGAACGCCGCATTGAGTGGAATGTTCAGAAGGACATTGAAACTCCGCTGGTAGTCGAGTTCTCACATGACGAGCTGGCATACCTCCAGAGAGCTTGCGAAGCCATTTCAGAGCAACAGCTTCCTGATGAAGTATGGGCTATGGTAGAGCATATCTACGATGAGATTCAGAAGTAGGCTTTTCTCGTATTATTTAATCATATCTTCCATTACACAGGGGCTACCATATCCAAGTAGTCCCTGTGTTTTGTTATAAATATAAATATGTATGGCAATAGGATTAAAAGCTCCAAGAAACCTCAAAATTGATTTCAAACCATCTACAAGACAGTATGAATTATGGAAGTTATTACAGCCTGATTACTGTCCGCATTGTGGTGGGCATATATTACAAAAGATGGTAGGTGTGGACGAGAAAGGCAATCCTAAATTCCAGCCATATTGTGATAAATGTGGTTCAACCGATTTGCCGCAACTAATTTTAGGTGGTGGAGCCGCAGGAGGTGGAAAATCTTATTTGGGCAGTTGTTGGTTAGTCAGCAGCTGTATCAGGTTCTCAGATATTCGAGCGGTCGTAGCACGTAAGACCCTTAAAAGTCTGAAAGGCTCTACTTGGAATACCATTAAAAAGGTATGTAAGGAATGGGGTCTTAAAGAGGGAGTGCATTATAAGATTAACAATCTGGATGGTGTTATGACTTTCTGGAACGATTCTGTCATTATCATGCAGGAAATGATAGACCTGCCTTCAGACCCCAACTTTGAACGATTCGGTTCTTCAGAATATACAATTGCGTTCATTGATGAGGTTAGTGAGATTAGTGAAAGAGCTGTGGAAGTATTATTCTCACGTTTACGATGGAGGACATCCGAAACATTCAAGACAGCTCGTATGATGATGTCAACTAACCCCTGTATTACTTGGGTTCGTTCCAGATTTGTTCAAGACGATGATGGTAATCCAGTAAAATGCAGAGAAGGAGAAGCATACGTTCCATTCTCAGTATTCGACAATCCTGACAAGGCATTTGTCCAGACTTATGTTGCTGCCCTCAACAAAATTACAGACCGTGCTACACGTGAACGCCTGCTATATGGCAACTGGGATTTTGTGGACACTAATATGATGGCTGCATACTGGAACTTCGATGGAGAGAAACATCTTATTACAGGTTTACGTGAAAAAGTCTATAACCCCATGAATCCTCTGATTTCTGGATGGGACTTCAACGTGGCTCCATATATGAGTGAGCTGGAGTTCCAGTTTGACTTTGACAACAAGAAAATATATATCTTAGAAGAAAATCTGGGCAGGCCAGAGGATAAGGAGAATAATACACCCAAACTCGCCAATAAGATACGAGAAAAGCAGCTCGCCAGACAGCATTTGGGGGGCATGATTATTACTGGGGATCCAGCTGGAGTTGCCAGAAGTACACAAACGGAAGATGGCGTAAACAACTATACTATAATAAAAGACAACTTGAAAAACAGCGTGCTAAACCCACGTATCAAGCTCCTTGCAAAACAGCCGCCACAAGCCGTCAGACTGGAGTTCATAAACGCTCTATTCAATGGCTATGGAGGTTGGAGCATACAAATTGATATGAGGTGCAGAAAATTCACAGAAGACCTCGTGTATCAGCAAAAAAACAGCGATGGTACGAAAGTAAAGAAAAAGGTTCTAAACCCGAAGACAGGCGGTAAGGAAGAGAAATATGGTCACTTGTCAGATATTCTGGATTATGTGTGTGTTCTTTTTCTGAATCAGGAATGGAAGAGGTTTCAAAACGCCGATGCCAATACGCCTATCACATCTATCAATAGCCAAGTTTATTCTTCTTTTGAATATTAAGATATGTATAGACGATTTTTGAATAACAACGATTATCTCAGCATAATCACGGAACAAGCCCTTACACAACTGATTAGGGGCAATGAAATGAGGTATGAGCAAGCCGAACAAGCTGCCGAAGCCTCTGTGGTGGATTATCTGTCTGAGAATTACGAAATCGAGAAAGAACTGAATAAAGGTAAATACCTCTTTACCTATAATAGAAAAATTACCTATCCAGTAGGTAGTCATTTTTATCTGGATGGGAAAATCTGTGAAGTGCTTCAGGCTATCAATGGTTATAAGGCACCTGCTCCAGAACCATATTGGGAAGAGTGCGAGGAGCCTATGGATATTGACAGCTTGCGGCCATACTCTCAGATGTTGAATTATCGTCCATCTGATATTGTCAGCTTCAATAACGTAGCATATACCTGTGTAAAGCCAAACGGTTTTGACTTTGGTGATATACGTATTCCTGGTATCTCAGTATGGGAGAAAGCAGATGTAGTAGAATGGGAAGCAATCCCATATAGTCTATGGGCAGTAGTACGATACAATGACCAATATTTTACGCTTATGAATCTGGAAGGATATGACGAAATTGTCAATCCTATGGATTCTGACTGTTGGGGCATGATCGGGAAATACGACCAAGATATTGATACCTATGAACTGTCAGACCATGAGTATGTAGTATATAAGAACGAGGTTTATTACCCTGTGATGAACCCCAATGCTGACAAGCCAGAACTGGAGGTTAATATCTGTTACAATGACCCACGCAACTACAATCTTAAACGTCACATGGTACAGCTGGCATTGTATGAACTGCATAAGCTGGTATCGCCCAACAATGTCAGTCAAATGCGTGTGGATGACTATGAACATTCTATGCAATGGCTCAAAGATGCCAATCGCCTAAAACTCAACCCTCAGATACCAAGAAAAGTCAATAGTAGAGGTGAAGAACTTACAGATTGGCAGATGGCAACCTTCCAGACAGAATATGACCCATATAAAAATCCGTGGCACGTATGAAAATCATATATAACAATATTATCCCACTACCAGGCTTCAAGGCCATCAACTTGTTTGGTGTCTTATTTGTCAGAAAGGGGTGTACCATGAGTGATACAGACCTCAACCATGAGGCAATCCATACAGCTCAAATGAAGGAGATGTGGTATATCTTCTTCTATCTATGGTATCTTATTGAATGGGTGATTCGGTTGTTCAAGAAAGGCAATGCTTATCGTAACCTCTCGTTTGAACAAGAGGCGTATGCAAACCAATCCTGGTTAAAGTACCTTGAAAACCGTCCACGATTTGCTTGGTTTGCTTATATCTAATATATATGAAGGATAAAATTCAAAAAATTATGTCCGTGTTGAACCATGTGTTCGACAACGTGATTTGTCAAGATGGCATGAAACACCTTATTATGGGTGTAGTTCTCACCAGTATGCTCAAATTGTTTGTGCCTATTGTTCTTGTGTTTGTTGTTGTAATCGCCATCTTAGTTGCTAAAGAGTTGGTATATGACGAAAAGATGGCACAGGGCACACCAGAACCAAGAGACCTACTTTGGGGAATTGTAGGTATGGTATTAGGTTTGCTCTAATTATTAGCCCCTTGGAGATGGTTACTGTGGCTCCAAGGGGCTTTCTTTATCTATTGACCATAAGTACAAAATTCATCAAATCCTGCTCGTTTATCAACACTCTGCCAGCAGGTTTGACATACGGTATGCGACCGTCAGATAAATTTCTTTGAACTGTCCGATAAGATATGCGTAGAAAATCAGATGCCTCCTTAATGGTCAAATATCGTACTTTCATAAAATCTCATTCAAACGGTTAAACTCTTTGTCCACTTCTTCTTGGAAAATTTTAGCATAGATTTGGGTAGTATGAATATTGGTATGCCCAAGCATCTTACTTACAACCTCTATTCTCACGCCATTTCCCAAGGTTACAGTCGTAGCAAATGTATGTCTGGCCACATGGCTTGTAAGTCGTTTCTTAATCTCACAGAAGGCTCCTATGACCTTCAAAAAGGCATTATACTTCTGGTTGGAAATAATAGGCAGATGATAATCGTATTTTTCCAATATTGCCATTGCCTTGTTGACCAGAGAAATATTGTATTCCGTTCCAGTCTTTTGGCGGCAATCTCTAATACGATACATACCATCTGAGTAGATAGCCTCATTAAAATCGAATTTAGACAAGTCGGCATACGCCAATCCAGTGTAGCAGCAGAACAAGAACATATCACGGACTCTTTCCAAACATTTATCTTCAAATGCTCTGTCTTCAATCCGTTTCAATTCTTCTTTAGTTAGGAACTTTCGACTTTCACTTGTTCCATGATCCAGTTTGATTGTTTGGTATGGGTCCGCAGTTATTAACTGGGAGGCATACGCTTCACGCACAAAAATCTTCAAAACCTTGTGGTAGTTGTAAACTGAAGATTGTCGTTTACACCGCTTCTTTGCAAATTCATCCCATTCCATGACAGTCTGGTAGCAGATGTCTGAAAAAGACTTGATTTTGCCAAACTCTTCCAGAGCTTTCAAGATGTACCAATGCTTCTTGCGTGTAGTCTCAGCAATTGGACGTTCCAAGATACGTTTCCTCATAAAATGGAGAAATGAGTAAGAGGTATCTTTGCCACTCTTACCCAAATGTTCGTCCAATTTCTCAAAGGAAAACTCTTTTTTTTGAAGCGACAGTTGGTGGGCAAAATCATAGATGTCAGCCACAATGTCACTTAACTGTTGGTTGTAAAGTGCAGACTGAGGGTGGTTCTTTACCTTCAAGTCCTTACCCCATTGGTCAGCATACAATTTAATACCTGTGCCAATGAACTTGCGTTTACGCTCATACGTTACCTCCAATTGTACGGAGGACTGATGCTTTTTGGTGGCTACGTGCTTTCTATCAAAGACGAGCCGTACAGATAAATTTTTCAT